GGTGCCTAGGGCGCGTCTCGCCGGTCCGCCCATGGGTCCCCTTAACCCGGGATGGTTTTTCCGACGCCTGGGAAGCGTCCCCGGGATGGCCCCTAGCGGCCAATCTCAAACTCCGTGATACAGGTCCCACTCCGGGCGAATACCCATCCGCACTTCCGCCTCCTGCTGGGCGTAGATGTCGAAGCGTTCTTCCAGGGACATCCGAGGCTCCAGCTTCGTCCAATGAGCCGGATCGAAGGAACCGCGGGCCTGGACCTTCGCCAGCAGCTGATCCGCGTCATACCGGCGCGAGGGGCGGAAGAGATGGTTGTGCGCCCACTCCCCGCCCTCGGCGTCTTCCGCCACCAGGTAAATGCGGAAGGTTTCGGCCGGGCCCTCTTCCGAGGCTTCCATGAACAGCGGGCCTTCCGCGACAACCACATCCTTGAAAGCGATCCGGGCCATTTCAGTCTCTCCGTCCCCGAGGCCCCAACGCCCCGGTCCGATCCTTATAGTTGGGGATCGCCCCGGGCGTCTACCCAAAAAGAGGACAGTTGGCGAATTATTCGATGAGTGTCCGGAGGTAGCCGGCGGAGGGCATGAAGGCGCACCCCTGAATGCGCTCAAACTGCTCTGGGTTCGCGCCGTAGAGCCGGACAGCGCCGTATTCCAGATGGTCGCAGCGCCGGAGTTCCGCGACCGCCAGCGGCCGGGTCATCGGCATCGGGGCGTCTGACCAAAAGGCGCGAAGTTCCTCATGCCGCTCCGGGACGGTCGTGGACTGGAAGCGGATGAACCCGCGGTCCGGGTCGCCCAGGTAGCGTTCCCACTCGTCAGGGTAGGTGACCAGCCCGAGGTAGGTCCCGCGGTCGGAATAGAGTTTGCGGCAGGCCATGGTCTACTCCCGGACCGTGAAGGGACGGAGGTCGGTCTTCCCGTCGCGGAGGTCTTTGAACCGGCCTTCCGCCATCCATTTCAGGTAGGTGGAGAGGACCGTTTCCCAGTCCTCGCCCCGATTGCGCTGCACCTGGAATATCCGGCCATGCGACTGGACCAGCCGGAGGCCGGGCGCCGAGTCGAGGATGATCACCGTTGCGTCTCCCGGGTGTTGTCGGCGGCGATCCGGTCGTCATTGATCCGGCGGATCGCGGCGATGCGCGCGTTGCAGTCGTCTATCGTTGACACCAGGTCAATCGTCCACGCGATGAAGGCGGCGTCGCCCGCGTCTTCGGGCGGCATCGGCGGGACCGGGCAGGGCGTCAGGAGACTAGCGGGCAGCAGGACGGTTTCCACCCGCACCCGCGGTATCTCGGGCGAGCAGGCTGCCGCGCAGAGCGCGAACACCGGGGGAAGCCACGCAGGCCGTAGACCGGGGAGCAGCATTGGCGGCGATCCTCGCTGACTGGAGATTGGCGCTGGACGCGCGGAGGTCCCGGGTCACGCCTTCCAACGCGGCCACGGTCGTTTCCCGGTCGCGCCGGAGGGCGGTCAGCGCGGCCTCATTGTCCCGAAGTTTGTCCTGGGCGTCCTTCAGGTCCGCCTCGGCGGCGACCCGGGACGCCCGTTCAATCTGTCCGTAGGCGACGGAGCCGGCGGCGAGGACTAGGGCGCCGCCGAGTAGCCAGGGGGTCAGGTTCATGTCTTCACCGCCTTCGTTGCAGGCTCCGGCGGCGGGTTCATCCGGCGACGCATTGCCGCTTCGTCTCGGCTCTGCGAAACCCAGACCCATTCGCCCCGGGCGATCTCCTGCTGGAGGATATAGAGCCCCCCGAATGTCCGGAGAAGCCGGCGGCTATGTTCCTCCTTGACCAGTGTCGTCCCGGCCGGGATCGGGGCCGGCTCCCGGGGCGGCTTCATTTCCGCTTCCCCTCGCGCCGCTTCGCCCCGCCGGGCTTTCCGGCGGCCAGCCAGCTGTAGAACGACTTGACGCAGTCGGGGCAGAGGTCGGGCGTCGGGTCCGGCCCATCGGGGAGCCGGTTGGTGTTAATGGACCCCCAGGGGTGCGGGGCGAAGGCGGGTTTGTCCCGGCCTTCCGACCGCTCATGCTTCTCTGTCTTCCCGCATCGGTCGCAGGTCAGGAGCGTCACGCAGGCGTTCTTGATCGTCACTGCGGCTCCCTCCCGGCGATGACCCAGGCTTCCAGGGATCGGTAGCAGGCATTGCAGAGGTCGCCCCGCGCCGAGGGGAAGACCGGCGCCACGTCTCCTGTCTCGCTCTGGATCGTCACGCAATACCAGGTAGGCCGCCGCGGGGCCGGCGGGTTCAGCGTCATCCTCGGCTTTTCCTGGAGGGACGTGCACCCGCATCGGTCGCATGTCAGGAGGGTCTGGGTGATCTCTTCGCGCATCAGCCGAACTCCCGGGCGTTGAACCAGTTGGCGAACGACCTGACGCAGCGGGGGCAGAGGTCGAAACGGTTGAGGTAGGGGTTCTTGTTCATCGCCTTCAGAGCGACCGACCCCGGCGATATCCGGCCCCAGTCCTCCCTCGGGCTCCGGTCATCCTCCGCCTCATGCTCCGGGCGTTCCTCCGTGTAGCGATCGCCGCAGCGGTCGCAGGTGGTCGTCACACGGGCAAAGGTCTCACTCTCCTGGGCCATCGTCTTTGCCCTCCCCGATGTAGCGCCATCCGTTCTTTACCAATGCCGACATCGTCCCCGGAGTCGCCACTTCGGGGACTTCGTTGTCAGTTCCGACCCACCACAGGTTCACCCCCGGATGCCACTCGCACCAGATAGTGAATTCCCGTTCTCCGTCCCGGTTCGCGAATATATGGACCGCCAGTTTGTCCGGGTTCGGCGGAAGACCTTCGGCGCTGATCATTCTTCGTCCTCTTCCCCCCGCGCATCGCGCTTCCGGCAGATTTCAAAGACCGACTCGCCCCCGATGACGCCGCCGATCCTCCACTCAAAGTCGCTGCCCAGGAGTTCCCGGGCGGCGCGCTCCAGGCACGCTTCCCATCGGCTGTTCTCGGGGCCATTCACCCCGCGGGTGATCGTCAGCCGGGCCTCGGGGTCCTTCTGGTAGAACCGGGCGCGCTCTACAATCCGCTGGGCCACGGTCCGGATATCTTCGGTCATTTCTTCATCCAATCGCGGAAGGATGCGATGCAGACGGGGCAGAGGTCGCTCCGGGTCGAGTCGCGCCAGGGCGTCGTCGCGTCGCCCCGAGGGGCGTCCAGGAGGACCGACCCCCACTGGCGGAGGGCGAAGCCGTCCCGCGCCTTCCCGTCCACAGTGACCAGCGTCGCCGATACCGCGCAGCGGTCGCACGTCACTGTCTCCGTCTCAGTCTGCGTTTTGGTTTGAGCCACTCTCCGTCTCCTTCGGTTGATACTTGTAGCGGTGGCCGTCCTTGTGCGCCGCGCGAGCGTAGGCGAGGGCGCACTGGAGGGTGCAGAATGGATCGTAGCCCCCGATGTAGGCTTCCCCATCCCAGGTTTCGCGGGAGACGGTCTTCACCATCTCCCAGTTCTCCGGCTTCCGATACTCTGCGGAGGTTGGGTGCGTCGTCCGGTCCCCGCTCCGGGCGGAACCGGGCCCCACGTAGGTCTTCGCCACCTCAATCGTCTCGCACAGCAGGAGACGGTTCCCGACATAGAGCGGGATGGGGGCGTCGGGCGCGAGGTAGAAGGCCGCCAGCTGGGTGTTCCGGGCGCCGTAGGACCGCGCGCACACGGTGCAGCGGGGGCGCGGGGCGCCTTTGACGCGAAATCTTTGGATATACTTCTCCACGGGGCCTTCTCCATCGGGGGCCATTCCCCGGCCGCCTAGCCTAGTTGAGACTAGGCGGCCGCGTCAAGCGCGGGGATTGAGGGCCCGCGCGCATAAGAGAAGGGAGGCGGAGGCCGCAGCGGTCCGGAGGTCGCCCTTGGTGAGCGCCCCCGCCGTCACGATGATCCCGAGAAGGACCCCGATTGCGGAAAGCCGGCGAGCCGTGTTCACGGCTTTGCCCACATCCCATTCGTCCCGGTCACGTAGGCGTAGCCGTGGCGCTTGAGCCAGGCGGCGACGCTCCCGATGGTCCCGAAGAAGGCGGGGGCGCCGCTAGGCCGCTCCCGGACCTCGACAGCGAGGAAGGGGAGGCCCGTCCCCGCGTCGATGCCGCGCTGATGGTGAAGTTGAACCAGGTCGGGCGTCGGGAAGTCGATCATGTCCGGGTATCTCCATCCTCGGCGGGGCCATCCCGCCGAGTCGCATCGAAGCCTAGCGCGAGTCGCAAGGCCGGCGCTAGGGGAGGCAGTCGCAGGAGACTTCCCGGAAGGCGCCGCCCTCACGGACGAAGACCGACCGCCCGCAGTCCTTGCAGATGAACTCCCCGGCGAGGGTCCCGATGCCGAACCCGTGGGGCGGGGTGATCCCCGCCGCCCAGGCCGGGACCGCCGGAACCGGGGCCAGCCCCTCCTGCTCCCGGGCTTCGTTCACGGTCAGGAGGCTTGCCCCGGCTGCGCCGGGCACACCGTCCGCGGCCGGGAGGAAGTCCGCCGCGGTCGCCGGCTTCGCGACGGCTCGCGAGGGCCTAGCGGCCGCCGGGGGCTTCAGCCGCGGGTCGTTGATCACGACACCTTCCCGATCGAAGAGGGCCCGGAACTCGTGGGGAATAGGCTCGCCCGCATTGTCCAGCTGCTCGGCGATCCGGACCGCCTCCCTCAGCCTCTCTTCCTCCACCTCAATCAGCTTGTCGAGGAAGTGCCGGGCCTTCCGGAGGTCGGACAGGCCCGCCTTGTCCTGCCACCGGAAGGTGTATTTCATCACCTGCGCTTCCATATACGGGATGCGGTTGGCGATCACGAAATCCCAGTGCTGGATGGCGCGCTTCCGGTAGTGGTCCCCGCCGATCTGGACGTCATTCGCCCGGGCGGCTTTTCCCTGGTCGCTCATTGGTCTTCTCCTCACATCACGAAAGAACGGGGGAAGGCTCGCGGGAGCCCGTTCAGCGGCGCATAGTCCTGGATGATCTGCCCGACCTCCGTGGCGACCTCTGCGGCCCGGTTGGTCGGGGGCGTCACCTTCGTGTAGAGGACAGAGGGGCACTCCCGGAGGTTTTCCCAGGCGTAAGCGGAGCCCCGCAGGCCTTCCTCCAGGAGCCACAGGACCGCCTCGGCGAGGTCTGCCCAGGCGAGGGCGGAAGCCTCAAAGTCGTTCAGCGTCTCCCGGAGGTCGTGGCGCAGTTCAAATTCCCGGGTGATCCGGCCGGCGACCGTCCGCAACTCGGGCTCGCGGCGCTTCGCGTGGTAGGGGATATCACCAGTCACGAGTTCCGAGATATCGTGCTGGATGGCCGCCTTCATGAGCGGGAGGGTCAGGACCTCCCCCATGACCGCGATGAGGATGGCCGCGACCCCGAAGGAATGTTCGCCCACGTTCTGCTCCCGGGTGACCGGGAAGACGTGGTATCGCCGGATCATTCCGCCCTCGCGGAAGAGGAAGACCCTCTCAAGCGGGCTCATGCTGCCATCTCCTTCTTCGCCTGCCGGCGGGCCACCCAGGCGTCCGCGGCCGCGGCCCAGTCGGGGGCCATGACGTCTTCGCGGAGGATATCCCGCGCCACCTCATAGTCTCCGGCCTTGTAGGCGTAGAAGGCCTGGGCCATCGGCGCGACCACCTGCTTGAAGAAGGGGCTGACCCAGCGCCGGGTGGGCCCGACTTCCTCCGCCGGGAGCGTCTGGAGCGTCCCGAGGTCTGCCTGTATCTCCCCGAAGTCTTCCACCGGATCGCCGGGCTCATGGAACCCGTTCGGAAGGCTGAACATGGGGTGGATGGAGGCGAAGCCTCCGCGCTGCATCAGGACCGGGAACCGGCCCGCCGCGTCAGCGGACTGGTAGGGGTCCTGGTGCGCCGCGTCGATGCCCAGAGTCGCCGGGGCGATCTTCGCCCAGGTGTCCGGGTAGACGTGGAAGGAGTTGGACACCTGCGTGTAGGTCCCGACATGCGCCCCGATGGCGCCAGCGATATACTCCTGGACGAAGGAGAACTGAACCGCGTTGGCCCCGTAGGCGCCCCAGATCATGTCATTCGATCGGTTGAACACGGTCATGTCCAGGTAGCCGTCCCGGGCGGAGAAGGCGACCCCGACATTGCAGGGGATATCAAGGCTCTGCGCCCCGAGGTCCCGCGGTTCAAAGATGGCCGCATAGGCCCGCCGGCTCGCCGGGTCCTTGTGAAGCATGGACATGATGATCGGGAGTTCCGACCCGAGGCGTGCGCCGTAGCCGCCGTGGAAGTCCTTCCCGTTGTCGCTGAACTGCCGGATGTTCTTGAGGAAGTAGGCGAGGAAGTCCACGTCATTCCGGGCAGCCAGGAGCCACATCCCTTCCATGAGGTGGAAGAACGGGTGGGCGTCCCGCTGGGGATCGAAGAGGACCCGGAAGACCGGGCGCCGGTAGACCGTCGCGACCGGGCCCCGGGCCTCCCAGACGTGCCCGCCCTGCCGCGTCGGGACCTTCCGGACCTCGGCGGCCGCCTCGCCGCGCTCCGCGAGCGCGATGTGCCGGGCGAAGAAGTCGCGCCCGACATGATAGGCTTCGTTGACATCGAGAACATTGAACACCTTCACAGTGGCATCTCCTGTTGGGGACGGTAGTGGGAACGCGGCTTGCCCTCCCCGAGGCGCACCCGTTCATACTTGTCGAACTCGCAGAGCGTATGCTCCACGTCTCGCATCTCGAAAGGCCGGCGGGAGAAGAGGCGGGCCCCTTCCACGCGCGGCCAGTCGCGCTTCAGCTTGATGATGGAGAGAAGCAGCTGCATCTCCCCTACTGACTGGTTCTCCTTGAGCGGCGTCTTCAGCGGCCGCCCAGCGAGCCGGTTCAGACCGCGGACCGCCCCCGGCCCGGGGTTGGCCCACAGCCCAATATCCTCGGCGCTCATCAGCCCGTAGGGCCCTGGCGCCCAGCGGAGGTCGCAGGCGACTTCGTATGCCATAAAGCCGCCCCACGACTCATAAGGCTTCATGGAGATGACGAAGGCCTGGAGGCTCGCAAGGTTAGGCTTGTGCGGGAGCAACTGCCCTATGACTCGCTGCAGCACGTAGTGGTTCTTATTCGCCCACTGATCGCGCGTCGCCGGGTTGCTGTCGGCGTGGATCATATAGGCGCCCGTGTAGACCTTCCGGCCCATCGCCTGCCAATCATCGAGCGAAGACCGGATGCGGTTCAGCGCCGCGGTATCGAGGCGCGCCGGCCACGACCCCTCCCGGAGCGCGAAGGCGAGGGACGGCGGCCAGTTGATCTGCCGGGCGATCGCTAGATGGATCCACAGCTGCGGGGAAGACGCGAAGCGGTCGGTCACGTTCTTCTGGATCCACCGGCTCACTTTGTCGTCCTCGCGGAAGACATTGCAGAAACGGTAGCCGGCGAGGATCGGGTCATCCGTCCAGGGGGGCGGCCGGCCCGCCTCCTTGTGCGCCCGAATCGTCTCCCGCGCCGCCATGTAGGCGGTGAACTCTGAAACGCGATCCGCGACGCTCACCACCCGAACTCCCCCCACAACTGGTCTACCGGCCGCTGCCAGTCGAGGATCGTAACCTTCAGACCAGCTTCCCGAAAGCGGGAAACCAAGCGGGCATTCTGGTGCCACTTGGCCTTCACGTTTTCGAGGTTGAGGGGTTTCGTCGCGCGACCGCTTTCCGCCCGACGCTTCTCCAGGCGGTCCAGGCACACCTCCATCGGGGTGTCGAGGAAGGCGAAGAGGACGGGCGGGAATTTGAGCCCCTGCGCCCACGTCCCGATCGCCCCGAAGGTGGTGGAGATAAGGATGCCCTCAAAGAGGACGTTGGCCCCCCGGTGCATCGCCCGCTCCGTCCGGTCGATGACCTCCTGAACGGTCCGGATCGTGTCGCAGCCGCCGCAGGCGTTCTCGTAGGACCCGAGGACTTCCAGGCGCCAGGGGGCGGGGCCGGCGTAGCCGATCGGCCGCCCTCCGGGCTTCAGGCGCACTGGACGGCATTCCGCCCGGGCCATGAGGTCGCGGGCGATGGTCGTCTTGCCGGCGGCGTTCGGGCCGCGAAGGTTGATGATCATGTCCGGTATCCTAGGACAGAGGCGGGGATGCACAGCGCGGCGGGTTTGGGTTTCAGGAGTTCCGGACGGTTCCAATCCATCACCGGGCGGAGGCGGGATTGAGCAGCCAAGTCCCCGAGGCGAGCGACCAGGCAGTTGGGCGGGAGGTAGTTTGACCAATGCTCTTTCCCGCGCTGCCCGCGGGATAGGTCTGGGATGCCTCGGGCTTTTGCTTCTTTCGTCTCCGTCCAATACATCTTGTAAGCCCGGTTGAAGAGTGAATCCTGCCAATCTTCTTCGGTCTTGTCGGGCTCCAAGTCCCTCAGATAGGCGTGGATGCCCGGGAACAACCGGCCGAACTCTTCCCATATCCATCTCTTCATATCTCGGCTCCCCCATTCCCGGTCCTTCTCCAAGGCGTCGGTCCCCCCGCGTTCCCGATGGAGCAGGGAGTCCGCGATGACTGGACCGACGACGCAACGGAACTTCCACATGAAGTTCTTCCGTCCTTCGCCGGACCCTTGCTGCCGGTTCTGGGGAGAGGGGGTGAAAGGCTTCCCCTTCACCCTCGCGTTCAGCCCGTATCGCGCCACGCCCCCGCCTCCTACTTCGGGACCGCAAGGAACATCGACGCCTTGGTGTGCGTCACGAACTTCTTGACCTTGTATCCCTTCGGCCGGAGATATTTCCCCCAGGCCTTCATATACTCCGCCCAGTTGGCCTCGGCGAGCCCGTAGGACTCGAAATTGAGGTGGAACTTGGAGACGGCGCTATCCGTCAACGCGACGAAGGCCGGAGCCCGGGCGAAGATCGCGGACAGGCGGGCCTCATACTCCCGCTGCGCCCGGAGAAGCGTCATGACATTGAAGTCGAGCACAACCCCGACGCCCGGCTTCACGAAGGGGAGCCCGGCGGTCAGGCAGTCCTGGGGGAGGAAGGTCACCCGATTGGCCCATCGCATGACTCGCGTCTCGGCGAGCACCAGGCACTGCGGGTCCTGCTCAAAGGCAACCAGCCGGGCCTTTGGTGCCCAGCCGGCCAGGAACTCGGTCATCATCCCGAGGCCCCCGAAGTATTCCACGATGCGCCCGGGGGGCTCGATGCCCGTCAGGAGGTCGCGGAGCATGTCCACGTTCTTCTCCAGGTCAGTCTCCCGGATATCCCGGGCAGGGGTGTTCATGTCCATCAGGCCGTCTCCTTCCTCAGCGGGATTGCATAGTCACTCATCCTCATCGCCTTCGCGGCGCCGAGGGTAGCCGAACCGCACCGGGGCTTCCCGCCGTTGTCCTCAGCGCAGTAGAGGCAGCCGGTAGGCGCGCACTCGGCGATCGGGGCGAAGTCCCCGAGGGCGTCCCGGGCGAACATCGGGACCTTGTGCCCGTGGCACTGGGCAGCGGTTGTGAACTCCCGACCGATCGAAACGCCCACCTTGGAAATGATTGTCCCATCCTTGTCGCGGAGATACTTGTATTCATAGCAGGTTGCGTAGGTCATCCCACGCTTGGTCGCCATCGCCCGGTAGCGGCGGTGGGCGTCCAGCCGATACTCTTCCGCGATCGTCCGCTGGCCCCCGATGTTGTCAACGAAGAGGTCCGCGAAAGCCTCGGCGCGATCGCCGAACCCCTTCCGGAGACGTTCCACCATCGCGGGCGCCCAGCTGAAGCCGGCTTCCACGAACTTGACGATGACGTGGTTGTTCCCGACCGCCGCGAGCCGATCGAAGAGGCATTCAATGTCATCGTGGGTCGTGATCCCGGCGATGATCGGGTTCACCTGGATGGACGTGTAAATCCCCCGCTTCCGGAGTTCCGCGACCTCGGCGATATGCTCGGTCAGGGACAGCGCCCGCGGGGACAGCTTCTTGAAGTCCGCGTCGATGCCGGTGTTCAGGGATTTCTGCGCATAACTGTAGCGGTTCTTCGCCAGGAGGTCATAGGCCCACCCCGGGTAGCGCATCCGGGAGAGGAAGAAGACCGGCAGGCCCTCCCGGGTGAACGCCTCGGCGCCGGCCCGCGTATTCCCATATACGTCCTCAAGGGGGAGGAACGGGTCAGTGAACGATGAGAAGTAGCCGGCGGCCGCGGTCTGCATCTTCCGGAGCATCTTCGCAACCTGGTCCCCGTAGCCGATCGGGACCGTGATCAGCCCGCTCCCCCGGTAGCCTCGGAAGCCGGAATTGATGTAGCAGAAGGAGCACCCGACCGCGCAATAGCCACCATAGGGTTCCGTCAGGACCGCATCAGTGAAGCAGGGGCGCGGGCGCTGGCCATCCAGGTCATCGTCCTTCGCCTTATACCACCCCTGGAGCGGCTTCGCCGCGTCCAGACGGGTATGGGGGAGCGGTTCCAGGTAGACCTTCCTGGGCGTCGTCTTCTTCGCGTTCCGGACCATCCCCACGTTCATCATCCGGAACTTGGTCTCACGCCCGAAGATCGGATCAAACTCGGTTTCGATATCACCGAGAATGTCGCGCATCTTCGGGTCGGTGGACATGAAAAACTGGTAACGCTCGCGGAGGCTCCCCGAGTCCGTCTCGCTCCCATCGTCCTCCCCGAGGCCCAGGGGGTCATCGTCCGGCGGGAAGGGAAGGCCGGGCTCCGGCTTCTTCGGCATTACATGCATCGGGGCGGCTCCTTTGGTTAGGGCCGCCGACTATACCGGGCCAGACTGGTATGGTCTATTGCCGTGTCAATTGAAACGGGGGGCCGGCCCTAACAGCCGACCCCCCGCCAGGAGGCGCCCCAGTCAACACGAGTGGACAGGCCTCCCTTCCGACCGCTTGCGCGGCCGGCGCCCCACAAGGGGGACGCCTCTACAAACTCGCCGGGGAAGGGGACCAGTTGACAATCCCCTCCCCCGGGCCCGCTCCCCCTGAATGCACGGGGGGCGGGGGCTCGGGCTCCGTAGCCAGCAAGGCCCTAGCCGGTAGCGGCCGGGGGCTTCTGGGCCCCCTTCCGCCTAACTGACCGCTTCGCAGCGGCCAACGCTTCCGGCGCGTTGTGCGCCATCAGCGTCCCTGCCGCCCGCTTTGCGACTGAGCGGGCGAAGTCCTCAGGCACCTTCCACTCGGGGTGCCCGTTCAGCGCATCCCGGACCGCCCCGAGGACAATCCGGAAGGCGAGGGTGTGGCGGAGTTCCGGCATCAGCCGCGCTCCTTGAATACCAGCGCCGCCGCGACCCCGATCCCGAGGGACAGCGCCGCTAGGTCATAGCGCATCCGGGAGAGGGCCGCGAGGCCCCCGATGAGGCAGACCCCAAGGAAGAGGGCGAGGGCGATGGCGCGGATCATCCGGGGTTCCGATGTAGGGCCAGGGCGGCGAGGATCGCGGCCGCGAGGCCACAGACCTGGGCCGCGCTGTTGTCCCGGGCGGCGATGACCGTGACCGCGGCCGCCCCGAAGGCCATCCAGGCCACGGAGCGCGCGAGGGAATTGAGGATGGCGTTCATCATATCAGTTTTCCGAAGTCGGGCGGGGTCGCCCCGTTGGAGATGTAGCCGCGCCTGGAGAGAAGGCGGGCCGCAGGTTCGGTGATCACGCTTTCGGCGCGGACCAGCTGGAAGTCCTTCTGGGCCTCTGCCCAGTCGATGACCGCGCTGAACCATCCGCGCCGCTGGAACCGGGGCTTGACCCCGACGCTGGCCAGCGTGATCGTCCGGAGCCGGGCACCGTCCCACACGGTGTCCGTCCGCCGGAGGTAGATGGACAGCGGCCCATACTTGACCCAGAGGGACGGGAACGGCGGGGCCTGCTTCCAGATGTCCAGCCGGGCGGCGAGCCCGGAGAGGGGAGGCTGCCGGCTCATGTCGGCACCCCCGTCTTGAACCACTGGAGAACCGCGAGCCGGTTCCGGTTGTGATAGCAGGAGTGTATCCCGGCGATCGGGCCGCCGTTGTAGAGGGTCCCCTGCCAGGCCGGCCCACCCGCGTTCTTCCAGCGGCTCCGGTTGTAGCGGACCTCCCCGACCTCGGCGCCGTCCTTCAGGATGGCGTAGACCTGGAAGGTGTCGGGAAGGCCCTCGCAGCCCTCCCGGCGGCGCCGGGCCATCGTCCAGACGGGGGCGCTCACCGGAAGGCCCTCGCGATCGCGTTCCGGCGGATCGCCTCAGCGGTCCGCGCGGCCTGCTCGGCGTGCTGCCGGCGGCCGGAGCGGGAGCCCGTCCCGCGGGGCTTCTTCGGGGCGAGGGCGAAGGCCGCGGCGACCGCGGCGCGCATCGCCTCGCGGTTGGCGGGAGACGGGTCCGCCCGGAAGGCGGCGACGGCGGCGACCTCGGCGGCGCAGGCGGTGGCGAAGGCGTTCACTGTGAAATCTCCCCATCGAAATAGGCGGCCAGGTCTTCCTCCAGAGCGGCGAAGGTCCGGCCCGTCTCGGCAGAGAGGCGGTTGATGACGGTGGTGTAGTCCCAGGTCACACCGGCTTCGGTGAGTTCCAGGGTGATCGCTTCGTAGCGGGCGATCAGTTGAGCGAGGGTCATCGTAGCGTCTCCGCCGGGGCCCCATCGCCCCGGTCCCTTCCTTCTAGTTGGCGCAATCGGGGGCGTCAAGAAGTTTCTTTGGGAGGCAGGAACAAATTCCACGCTTCGATCGCGGCCCGTTCCGCCGCCTGATATTCGGGACTACCCGGGAGCGGTCCGTCATAGGCTTCATACAGCAGGAGGTCCATCTGTTCGGGCGTCGCGTCGATGACCAGGAGACGTTCCACCGGGTCGCGCCCATTGATCGCCACGTTGTTCGGTGAATGAAGCCTGATCCAGAGGCCCGGCTTCCGGTCCTCCGTGATATGTATTGACAGGTGCTCCAGCTTGTTGACCCACTTCGGGTCGCGGAAGCGGTCGATGCCTGCGGCGGCCGCGGCGTTGATGGAGAGAAGGGTCATGACGGTCATCCTATGTTCCAGAAGAGGACGGGGCCCGGAAGTTCATCGCGCTTCCGGTAGAGCCAGGACCAGGCCTTGGCATCGTAGAAGGGGTTGGACGGGAACGGGCAGGGGGAGGGCGTCCGGACCTCATCGGCGTAGGCGTAGCCTTCATCAATAACCTTCAGGTGGCTTTCGCTCGCCTCATATCCGCTCATCTGCTCGATGTAGGTCCGCACCGCGTCTTCCGACCGCGAGTAGCCCATATGGACATAGAGCGTGGGGAAGTCCTTCAGCCGCGACTCGGCCAGCCCCTTGTAAACCCCGGCGGCGATCGTCCCGGAGGACGCGGAGACGACAACCGCCCGGAACGGCGCGACATTGGTGCGCAGGACCTCCGCCGCGACGCTCTGGACCGTCTCCGGTAGTTTCAAGGCGTTCGGCATCATGTAGCCGCCGGCCTCGCGGGTGCACGCCTTCGCGGTGTGGTAGAGGATCGCGGACCGACCGGCTGGGAGCGGGTGAAGGTCCGCCCCGAGGCGCCGGGCATTGATCTGGTAGGGGCGGACGGGAAGGCTCTGCTCCGCCTTCCGGACCGGGTAGAAGTTGATGCAACGCTTCCCGAGTAGCGAGCAGGCATAGGCGACCGCCCAGCCGCCCTGAGAGTGGGCCGTGTCCAGAACCCCGATGACGCGAGCCTCCTGCGCCTGGACGTGATCGAACACGCCTCGCATCTTCGCGAATGGAGGTCCGGGCGGGGGTGAGCAGAGGTCTTCACGCTTGACCCAGACCGTCTTCAGGACCTTCTCCACCGGGGTTTCCTCCCGGATCGGTGACACCACAGGCTTCGTCCGGATCGTCATTGGTTGTCTCCTTCGCTGCGATCGCCCCCATCCCTGCGATCTGCCAACCTAGGCGGACCGTCTCGCGGAGGGCTTTCAACTCGCCTACCTTTCCGCGACGGATGTGGTCAATGATGTTGTTCGGGGTCGTCTCCCTCGCCTCGGCGGCGAGGGTCTTCAGTCGGGCGTCGATGAGCGGGAGGGCATCCTGCAGGGTCGGGCGGGAATACCCGTTTGCGCCTTCCGTCAGGGCCACCCCGCAGTAGGGGCAGAAATTTGCTATCATCCCCTTCCCGATCCGGCGAGGCGGATACAGGACCAGCCGGGCGTTCCGCACAGACATGTCGTCCATCTTCACGAAGGTCTGGAAGCGGACCCCCGGCCCGTGCTCAGTGTCGGATAGCACGCGCGCTAGATGCGCGCAGGGCCGGATCGCGGACCCGGCCCCTACCTGCGTCACCCGGCAGAACGCCTCGGGCTTCTTCCTCGGCATAGTTTCCATTTCTCCTGAGCGCCGGCACAGTTCAGAACGATCGCCCGGCCCGGAGGCCGGGCGACCTCGGGGGCCGCCTAGGGGTCATAGGGCGGCGGCGCGTCCTCATACAGATGCCAGACGAACAGGCCCGAGGCTTCCAGGAACGTCCCCCGATGCCGGGCGCCGGGCGGGACCGTCTCCCCGGTCCCGAGGATGAGGAAGGACCGGGTGTGGTCCTCCGGCGCCTGGTCTTCGTTCAGTTCCACTTCCAGCCAGACAAAGCGGTCGCCCCGCTGCATGTCGGCGTGGAGGAACCGGGACACCCCAGGGAGCACGTGCGCTGTCCGCCGCCCGACCTCATACTTGCGGATTTGCCGGCTCATCGGCTCGGGTCCGCCCGGCGGGAGGCGCCGTCATCCCGGGGCCCGCCGGTTGTGGCCCGCGACTCGGGAGAGACAGGCGGCGACCGATCCTCAACGGTCACGATCCGCTGCTCATCGAACCAGGCCGGGTCGCGCGGCTTCCCGTCCTTATCCAGATCAGTCGGTTCAATCCCGATCCGGGAGCACCCATACAGCCAATCCGTCCGGCCGATCATGATGCCCTGGAAGCCCGTGATTGTGTCGCGGACGATATTCCCCATCTTCAACGTCATCCATCTTCTCCTTCAGTTAGTGGTCCATCCGCCCGGACATTTTATGGTCCGGGTCCTCCCAGCGGGCCAGGAGTTCCTTCATCATCCGGCGCACCTGATCACGGTCCGCGTTTCCGATGTAATTGACGTCCTGCTTCTCCCCCGGCTTACTCGGCGGGGCGATCAGGAGGGTGATTGCGCAGCCGGGGAAGGTCAGGACCAGCGCATCCATCGCGGCGGTCATCACGTCCCCGGTCTTCGTCATCGGCGACTTCTGGGCCTGCGCCGCCCGGCGGTCGCGACGGTTCACGACGCGGGCGCCGCGGCAGTCTTCGCGGCCTCCCGGATGATCGCGGCGAGGTCTTCGATGATCTCCACCCGCATCTCGGCTTCGATGTTATGCGTATCCAATTCCTGTTTGATCCCGCGCCGATCGGCGAGGTTGGCGATGATCCCTCGCGCGGCCGCGTGTGCCCAGTCCTTCGCCGGCTCGGGCTTCTCCCCGTGCGTCCAGAAGGAGGCAGAGCCGTCGAAAGGGAAGGCAGCCCCGTGCGCGAGGTAGAAGGCGGCGTCAGCTGGCATGGACTTTCCCCTTGCGCAGGATCGTGGAGCGGGCGACTTCAGCGGCAATCGGGCCCCAGTCGCGGTCATTGAGCGCATGGAGGACTTCCCGGATGTCCTTCCCGACCGGGTAGCGCCCGGCGACGTGACCCTTGAACTTGCACATGATCGTCTCCGCCTCCTGAATGTTGAGCGGGCGATCGTATAGCGGCGGCGCGCGAAAGTCCCGGAGTCGCGACAATAGGGCTTCAGCGACCTCGGCGATGACCTCGCGCTTCGCCTCCTTCCACCGCTCCGGGTCGCCCCACTTGACTAGCGCCGCCCCCTTCCTCGGGTCGCGGTAAAGGTCCAGCGGACAGTCAGTGAAGTCCACCCGCGTCCACCCGGTCCGGTCCGCCATGTCCGCCATCTTGAAGGCGATCCACGGGCCAAACCCGGGGAAGGCCTGGACGCCCAGGAAGGCGTCCCGGAAGGCGACCGGGCGCGCGGGGATCATCCGCATGAAGACTTCGCCCGGCGGGCCGGCCTCGGCGAGCGCGCAGGCGGAGGTCATCGCGGCCGCGCCGCGGTAGTGCCTCCGCTCCGTCCCCCGGGGCCAGCGTTCGGCGGTCAGGCCCTCGGACACCCGCCGGTAGAACTGGTGGCCCGGGCGATGCGCTAGGTGGAGCGCGACCCCGATGTGGTAAAACATGGAGTAGCCTAGCAGCGCCTTCGCGAGGTCCGCCCGGGCCAGCCCGGCTTCCTTCACCAGGATGTAGACCGGGTCAAGGTCCCCCGTGCGGAGAAGATCGCGGCCGAACCCGACAGCGCGGGCGAGCAGGACCCTATCCATTGGAGAGGGTCGCCGCGGGGGCGCATATGGCGACCACGGTGAGCCGGCCGGCCCCGGCGGCGATTGCCTCCCGGGCGCCTTCCAGGAACATCGTCCGCGCGTGCTCGCACCCCTGCTGGGTGAGGAAGTCGTGCGTGGCGATCGCTGGGCGACCTCCGCCGGCTATGACCAGGATCATGAGGACGTAGGGCATGGCTTCAACTCCTTGTGGGGTCCCCAGCGGAACAACTCGGCGGGGTCCAGTCCTCCGCCGTTACAGGTCCAGCACCGGGTATAACTCCCGTCATTGGACCGCATTGCCTTCGTCTTCTTCAGGTCCGCCCCGGTTCCGCCACAATCGGGGCAGAGCGGTCCCGAGGTCAGCGGGCGCGGGATCGCGTTCAGGTCCTTGCTTCCCAATAACGGGCCTCGGGCCCGCAGTTGGCCGTCGCCCGGCGGCATTCGTTCCCGTTGATAGGCGGGCGGTAGGTATCCTGTCGGATGAGACTGCAGGGGGCCACGACCCGGAGGGGCCGCCCGGTCACCGGGTCCGCCGGATAGATCGGGCCACCGTCGATATAGTCGAGAAGCATCCAGCCCTCCTGGCGGGCGTTGGGCAGCGTCCCATTGACGATCGGGTTCAGGCATATTGCGTTGAGGTGGCTGTCCCAGAACCGGGTCCACCAGTTGTCCCGATGCGAGCACCACCTGCAGGTGAGGCAGGGCGGTCCCTCCAGGGGCCTCGGCTCTGGCTTTGGGCGATATCCCTGGGCCACCGCTAGACCTCCCCGCCGGTTGAGAAGCCTCCGCCCGAGTCGGATGAGCCGCCCGTGGAGAAACTGGACCCGCCGCCGTCGCTGCCCCCGGTCGAAAAGGGGGCCGGCTCCGCCGGCTTCTCCGGGGCGCTGTGGACCTCGGTGGGCGGGGAGACGACTGTGCGCGTAGGCTCATCGGGCGGCAGGAACGCCTCGGCGGCGCGCCGGAGGGTCGCGGACAAGTCGGGCTCGGGGTCCGGCGGGGCCCGCCGGGTGCCGGGATCGGGCTCCGCCCGGGGGAGGGGGGCCGGCTTCCGGCTAGGCATGTGCCCTGCCTGTGCGGAAGTGGACGGTTCGGGCTTCCGCGTCGGGACTTCCTGAAGCATCGCCCGGCCCAGCGGCCCGAGGCCGGCCCGCTCCCGCGCTTCGTTCGGGGACAGCGTCCCGTCCCTCTTCGCCTCCATCCCGCGATAGAACCGGACCATGCGGGCCAGGAGGTCGGTCCGGTTGCGCACGGTTATCTTCCGGGCGTGGGAGTGCGCCATGGCTTCCTCCTTCCGGAGTTCTTCCATCCACCGCTCCACGTCCACACCGTCAATCGTGCTCATCAACCTTCTCCCTTGTATGACGTTCCGGTCAGGCGCAGGAACTCTTCCAGCGCCCGGAGTCGCCCCAGGACCAGGCGCAGGTCCTCACGGGCACGATACGCCTCACGCCCCATAGCGCGCGATTCCCGTTCCAGATCATCGACGCGGCGGATCAGCCGGAGGGTCGCCCAGCCGCCGCAGATCACCCCGATGCCCAGGAAGATCGCGGTGATGGATAGGATGGTCAGAGTTTCCACCCTTGCCTCCCGGGTCGGACGATGATCGCGGCGATGCTCGCATAGCCGGTGAGGATCGCGACCGCGAGCGCGGCCCAGGCCCAGCCGGGGCTCACGGCACCACCCGGGGGAAGGACGGCCGGGCCGCCGCGGTCCGCAGCCGGTCCTCTCCGCCGGGCGTCAGGAACAGCTTCCCGCCCCGTTCCTCGGCGAGGGCATCCCGCTTCATCTCGGACCAGAGGCGGAACCCGATCGGCTCAAAGTCTTCGATCAGCGCCGCCACGCTACCGTTCCCGCCGGTATTGCGGACCCATTCCAGGGCGAGGATCAGCTGTGTCTTCGGGGCCATCACTTCGTCTTCTCATGCTCGATGACGGGGAACTCCACCGAGGCGCCCCGGCGGAGGTAGATGAGCGAGGCGCCGCGGAAGCGATACACCCCGATGATGCCCATCCCGAGGTTGCGGCGATAGAGCGCATCAGATGCCAGATAGTAGTCCAGCGGTGTATCGCCGGCCATCCCGAGTTCCCGGGCGTAGACGCTCGCGTTGAGGTGCAGCTTGATGACCGCTGAGTCGGCGATGATCATGTAGCGCCCCCGGAAGGCGGTCATGATCTTGGGCGGCCGGCGAACAAAGTCCAGGGCCGTGAAGCGGTTCCAGTCCACGTTCAGGAGGTCCACCTTCTGGCCGTGCTCCTTCGCGTGCTCGAAAGCGTCCCCGTGGATCACATTCGCCTCGGGGAAGTTCAGCCGCAGGTGGCTGACGCAATCGGGGTCCAGATCGGTGATGACGTGCGACTCGGGGCGGAGGATGCCGCGGATCATCGTCCCGGAGAGTCCCATGCCGCCGAACGCCTCAAAGACGGTCCTGACCTTCCCGAGGCGGGGGAGGAAGACGTCATGCGCCGCCGCGAGGGCCCGGAGGTCTTCCCGGTGCGGCCCGTCCCGGAGGAAAGTGAAGTAAGGCCGATCGGCGACCCCCGCGAGGTCGCCCGGCCCGTCCAGCATGGCCTTGAAGGCCATGTGGATGTTCTTCTCCGCGAACCTGAGCGGGAACTTCCCCCGGAGCATGTAGGTGAAAGCGGCCATATCAGAACCTCCACTGGAGGGCGACGTCACCCTGGTAGCGTTCCGTCCCGTCGCCGGCCCAGCTGTAGGTCAGGTCCAGCCGGATCGCCCAGGACCCGCCCAGCCCGACCTCGGCGCCGATCCCGACCGCCGGAGTGGTATCGCTTCCGACATTGGTCTGGAAGTTCTGGACCCCGACGCGGGCATAGATCATCGTCCCCGAGGTCGCCCCGCGGGCGCCGATCCGGGCATAGGCCCCGACGCCTCCCTGCTCCGTCACGGAGAAGGTCCACCCGTTCACGACCGCCCGGGCCCGGCCCGAGGCCAGCCAGCCATCGAGTTCCCCGCCGAGGTAGAGGTTGGACGGCCAGCGGTAGCCGTAGCCGGCGCGGAGGCCGGCCCGCATCGCGTCGCCCCCGAGGTCGATCAGCTTCACGCCGCCGACTGTCTCCGTGCGGTCCATCAGCTGGGCCCCGGCGAAGATATCGACGTGGCCGACCCCCTGGGCCTTCGCGCTGACCGGGGCGGCGAGGATCGTGAGCGCGACCGCCGGGATAAGGCCCAGGGTCCGCAGTTCAATATTCCGACGCATCCGCTTGTGTCTCTCTTCCATATGGGCTAGGGCCTCCTTCAAGGTCCCCATCCGCCCGGTTTCCCGGAGCATCGCCATTAACGCTCCGGCCTCGCGCCAAGTAATTTCCTTGGCACCGAACCCTACCGCGGCCCGGCGCTTCGTCAAAGAGATATCGTAATGGTCCCCCTGATACCACGCCCGGAGAAGCCCTAGCCGCCGCGCGATCGCGTGGAGTTCTGCCTCATCGTCCGCGATCATATGGCACATGACCATACCGCGGAAGGACGCGCGCATATCGTCCACGTATATGGTCACTTGAAGGCCCGCTGCCCGGTGAAGGCGAAGCGGAGGGAGGCTGTGCCGTCCGGCTTGAGCACCGTCTCCTGCCACTCGGCGAGGGGGCGGCAGAAGGTCTTCCCATCCCCCCAGGAACGATAGACAACCTCAAGACCGCCGTCCCGCTCGCGCTGTGCGTGCGTGACGACCACGTAAAGACCCCCCTTGTAATGCCTCCAGAGGGTTCCCGCCTCGGGAACCGCGATCGGCGCCTCACTCATCTCTGGTTCCTTCCCGCATTGGACTCAAGGAGCATCGGAAGGAGTTCCGACACTAGGCGGTCGGTCAGGCGGTCAATCCCCTCGGGTAGCGGCGCCGGGATGTCCCGGATCAGCTGCGCGAATCGAAGACCGTAGCCGCGGGCCCGGTGATCCTCTTCCGACGCCCCGGCCCCGGGGTCTAGTCCTAAACCATCCGCGATCTGATCGCGCTGCCGGACCGCGTAGGCGGAGGTTGTCCCGACCGCGACCGCCCGAAGGAAGGTGGTCAGCGGCCCGATATACCAGGCGCCCAGCTGCGTCATCTGGTAGGGATAGAGGTTGTAAAAGGTTCCCCATTCCCAGCGGCTTCGCTGCGCTCGCCACATCGGGGCGTGGACTTCGGACTGCAGCAGGATCAGGTGGAGCCCGTCCCGCTGCGCCTCATCCGGGTAGCCGGTCCAGCGTGGACCGGCGGCCGGCGGGGGGAAGGTCCACGCGGTCACGCCGCGGCCCTCTGACGGGTGTATTCGCGGAGGGCGCCAAGGAAGGCGTTCTGCCCCTTCGCCCGGCTCCGGAGCAGCCCGAGGATTGCCATGTCCACGGTATCCTCGGCGACCAGGTAGTGGACCACGGTCGGGTCCTTCTTCCCGGCGCGCCGCGCCGGCCCGATGCGGGCGATCACCTGGTCATGGTTCTCCAGGGAGCCCGGCGGGAGGGAGAAGAAGATGATGTGGCGGCCGCCGTGCTGGAGGTTCAGGCCGTGGCCGGCGGAGCCCGGGTGGAGCAGCATGACGTGGTGCTGGCCGCGGTTCCACTCGGCGATGACGTCTTCCGGCTTCCGGTTTGATCCCCGGCCCATCACCGGCGCGTCGGGGAACAGCTTCCGGAGCCGGGCCAGGTCGTGCTGGAAGTGGTAGGCGATCAGGACCGGCTCGCCGATCTCATCGACCATCTCCGCGAGGGCTTCCAGCTTCGCGTCGTGGACTTCTTCCCAGCCCGCGTTCGGGCGAGGGTCATCCGGGTCTTCGTTCGGGAGGTAGAGCGCGCCGTTGGCGATCTGGTGGCACTTCCCGAAGGCGGCGGCGGAGTTCACCGCGGTGACCTTCGTCCCGGAGAGGATCGCGGCCAGGTCGTCTTCCATCGCCTTGTAGGCGCGGAGCGCGGCCGGCGGGAGCGTCACGTGAACGACGTTCTCAACCTGCTCTGGGAGGTCCAGCCAGTCGGAAGCCTGGAGGCGGAGGGTGATGTCTTCGATCTTCTGGGTGATCGTGTCGAAGGCGTCGCTGTTGGCCTTCCACTCGTAGCCATACTTGTCGGTGGGGTGGAAGTAGCGATTGCGGAACCGCCCGAAGGATGTGTCCAGGCGAGCCCCGTTGTCCATGATGAACATTTGCGGCCAGAGGTCCATGAGGCTGTTCGGGGAGGGCGTCCCGGTCAGGAGGATGCGACGCTTGAACGTCTTGACGTGGTTCCGGAGACGCTTGAACCGCTGGGTGGTCCCGTTCTTGAACTTGGACGACTCGTCAATCACCAGGGTGTCGAAGGGGTTGTGGCCGGCCTCGGCGATCTGGTCGAGCAGCCACACCAGGTTCTCCGGGTTGATCAGGTAGATGTGCGCCGGAGTTTCGAGGGCCTTCACTCGCTGCGCCGGGGTCCCGCGGACCAGGGAGAAGACCAGGCCCTGGCACTGCGCCCACTCGGCGGCTTCCTGCCGCCATACCGTCTCGATGACTCGGATGGGGCCCACGACTAGGACCCGCTCCGCCTCCCCGTCCCGGATCAGGTCCGTGATCGCGGTGAGCGTCACGGCGGTCTTCCCGAGGCCCATGTCCATGAAGAGGCCGCACATGGCCTCCTTCTTCACGAATTCAACGGCGCGGGCCTGGTAGGGGCGGAGGTCTTTACGCTGGCGAGCCATCTGTTCAACTCCTCAAGGTTCCGGATTATTAGAACGCGAACCCCAAAGAAGGCAAGAGTGGAAATTATGGTCTTTTGATTTTCCGATAGTCGGCCGCCTCGGGGTCGCTTCAGCTCAACAAGATAGGACCGCGGTCCATGGAAGATCGCGAGCCGATCGGGAGCCCCGCGGCGCCCCGGGAAACTGATCTTGAACTCCACGCCCCCGAGGCGGCGGACCCCGCGGCGGAAGGCGGTCTCAATCAGTCTTTCCGGTATCGCTGCGTCAGGAACCCTTTTGCGCTTATGGGGCAGGATGCCGCCCAGGAAGGCCGCCGTTGGAGCAGGCGCGATAGGTAATCCAAATCGGTCTTCCCGCCTTGACATCTCGCAACAACCTCATCGTGGACGGTTAGGACAAGCCGGAACCCGGCGGCGCGGGCGGAGAGCATCCCGAGGGCCATGATGTCCCGGGCGACCGCCTGGACGATGTTCTCCACGATCTTCCCGCCATAGGTCCAGATGGACACCCAGGAGGATTTCACCTGGCCCATGTAGGCGAGGGTTTCCCGCGGAGGCCCGCCATACATCGACGGCTTCAGCGCCTGGTGCGGCTGGGGATAGTAGAGGCGCCGGCCGGACGGGAGCCGGAGCGCGAGGAAGCCATCAAACATCTCAAAGCTGATCGGCGCCGCGCAGCCTTCAATCTCGCACTCCTGTCCGGTCCGGAGCGTGTAGCGGAAGGCTTCCTCAGCGTTCCCCCAGAACTCCGTCACCGGCTTGTGATCGTTGCGGTAGAACCCGACCGCCTCCCGGGAGAAGGTCTCATCAATCACGAGTCCTTCCTTGGCGCAGTAGGTAATGAAGGACCGCCACCCAAGCCCGTAGCCGCAGCCCAGGATCAGGTTCTTCCCGATCCGCCGCTGCTCGGCGGTCACGTCATCGTAATGACAGGAGAAGAGGCGGGCCGCTAGGATTTTATAGAGGTCCAGGCCCTCTTCGTAAGCCTGGACCTTCTCCCAGTGACCGGCGAGCCAGACCAGGACGCGGGCCTCAATCGCGGTATAGTCCACGACTGCCAGCTGTTCCCCATCGGGGGCGGCGATGAAGCCCCGGATGCAGGAGGCGATCGCGGCGAACGGCTCCGGGAAGGCGGCGGCAAACTGTTGCGCCGAGGCGTGCCGGGAGAACATCCTGAAGGCCCGGAGAAGATCGGACTCCTTCAGGTCCCCCCGATTGAGGTTCTGCGGCTGGAAGAGTTTCCCTGTCCACCGACCCGTGTGGGCGCCGTGATACAGGAGCGTCCCGTGAAGGCGACCGTCCACCAGGAGGTCGCGCATGCTGACCAGCTTCTTCGGCGCCGCCCGGCTCAACTCCATCCGGGTCTGCAGGAGGTCTTCGATGTCCTCTTCCAGTTCCCCGCCGCCCATATCCTCCAGGAGGCTCTCAATCTCCTTCCGCTGGAGGTTCGGGAGGGGCACGCCCCGGTCCTGGAGGTATTCAAGCGTGGCGTCGCGCTGCGTGACCGCGATCCCGCCGGTAAGGTCCTGGACCTTCTGCTCCAGCGTCGCCCCGATCCCCTGCGCGATCTTCAACGCGCCTTCCATCGCGTTGACGTCGATGGGCAGCCCCTCTTCGTTGATCTCCATGTTCATCCAGAACACGGCCAACTCGATAGGGCTTAGGTCCGGCATCTCCTTATCAACGGCCCGCTCCGCCTCAACGTCCCCGACGCAGTAGGCGACGAAATCAGCGAAGTCATCCGGGTAGTCCTCCGGCTTCCGGCGGACCGGCTCCAGCTGGACCCCCTTATGCTTCCGTTTGTGCAGCTTGCAGAACTTCTGGATCAGCGCCTTCCCGCGCTTGTCCTTCTGCTCGGCGACATCAAGGAGGACCGCGACCTTTTCAAGCGCCCGCGGGAGGGAGAGGACGGCCGCCTTTGCGGCGGTGCACCGGAACTGCTGGATGCGCGTCTTCGGCCAGCGCGGATCGCGGCGGGCCATCATTTCGAGGATCGCGCGCTCAAACTCCGCGTTGTGCGCGCAGATGATCGCGCCGTCGCGGATGAGGCGCAGGAGGTCGTGCGGCGGTTCATCCTCAAGGCAGGTCCAGGTCTGGACCTCGCCATCCTCTACCGCCCAGGCGATGATCAGGATGAATGTCGAGGGGTCCGCCGCGTAGCGGTAGGACCCGACCACCCGAACGTCCTTGTGGCTGAACGTCTCGAAATCCAGGTGGATGCGGACTGGACGGTGCGGAAGGCCGGTGATCTCCGGCTTGTGCCGGGTCGGGGCTCGGGTATGCGCTACCGTTGATTGGTGGTAATCAAGCTGAAGCGGGGTCCCACCCGCCGGGTAGGACCCCACGACCGCTCACGCCTTGCGCACGTAGTCGTCACCGTCCTTGACGATGAACATCAGCGGCGTGTTGGGCGCATACTTCCGATTCTTCAGGCTCGAAAGCGCCGCCGACAGCGTCGCCTCGGTGAAGTCGCCCAGCACCGTCGCCTTCGGGTGGCGCGCGCCGACCTTCAGGAAGAGGCCATACAGGTGATGGTTGATCGAAGTCGGGCGGAGCCCGTCCGGGACCGCCTTCAGGTTCCCGCCGGAGTCGAAGCCCGGGGGCGGCGACTTCGGACGGGGGGCCGGCGGGACCGGCTTCGCCTTCGCGGGGGCCGCAGCCTTCGCCGCAGCCTTCGCCGGGGCCTTGGCGGGGGCCTTCGCGGGGACCGCGGCCTTCGCCGGGGCCTTCACGGGGGCCTTCGCCGGGGCCTTGGCCACCGTCTTGGCCGCGGCCTTCGCCGGAGCCTTGGCGGAAGCCTTGGCCGCCGGAGCGGGCTTGCGGGAGGTATTGGCCTTGGGCTTCGTCCGCGCGGGCGGGTCGCCCAGGCCCAGATCATCGGACACTGGTCTTCTCCATCATACCAGGGCGGCGAATATCCGCCGCCCTCATTCCGGTTATACCTGAAAGACGCCTCAAGGCAACTTTTTAGTCCAATCCGAGGTCGTCACGTCCCCGGCTGGAACCGCCCCGAGGCGGGGGAGCCCCACGACGCGAGGCGGCGCGGGTGGCATCCGGCCGGTCCCGGTCGCGCCCCGATGCGGCCGGCGCCCGGCGATCGTCACGCGCCGGAGCCCTCCGGTCATCACGGGCAGGCGCCCGGCGATCGTCCCGGCGATCGTCCCGGCCGCCGCCCCGGCGGTCCTCCCGCGCATCCTCGCGGCCTTCCTCGCGGCCGTCATCGGCGACATGCTTCCGACGCTGGTCCCGCGGGATCGGCTTGAACACCTGCTTCGGATCGCCCCGGGTTCCACCCAGCTTCGGGCCGTCGCCGGTCTTCTGGACGTGGTTCACGAAGAAGGTGACCCCCTGGTTCCCCTTCGTGTCGTAGGCGTGGGCGTAGACCTCGGCGTGCGCCCAGCACCCCGCGTAGAACTGTTCACGCCGGATGATCGGGTTGTTGTTCTCGTCCACGAGCCCCGGCTGCTCCTTGGACGTGAGGTTGATGAAGTAGGCGTCGGGGTCGATGTCGAAGGGTTCCCCGTTGCTCGCATATTCGTCGCAGTAGCGCCACGGCCAGCGGAACCCCTGGCGGGACTGCTCCATGCGCTCCACTTCCTCTTCGCCGAACTTGGCATATGCCGCGTTCTTCGCGATCCTTTCGAGGTCGCTGATATCGGCGCCGGGCTCGAACACGAGCATGAGCCCGAACTTGCCGGTGTCCTCCCCCTCAAACATCTTGGTTTCCCACATCGAGGGGTAGCAGACGCGACCCTGCGGGGTCACGGTCACCAGTTCCTCCCGGTCCACGTCGCTGGACCGATTACCGCCGCGACGCTGGGGCTGCCTTGCCATTTCGTTTCTCCAGGGGTTTGAACACTAGGGTTGCTGGCGCCGCGGCCTCGCGGGGATCATCCTCGGGGGCCACGTGGAAGGAGGGCTGACCGCGCGTCACGATCTTCCCCGCCGTCTTCTCATAGTTCACCTTGGCTGCGGTCAGGGCCTTCTCCGCCTGCGTCGGGGAGAGGACCGACCGCGGCGCCGCCACGTCGATGGGTAGGAACTTGCGAAGGAGGGCCAGCGCGACCTTCTCATCCACGCTCCACTGCCTCGGGGGCGACTTCCCGCGCACCAGCTTGTGCCCGGGCAGCTTCCGTCCGGCCAGGAGGACCCGGAGGGCTTCCTGCTGGACTTCCTTGCACCACTCCTGAACCAGTGGCACAATAACTAGAGCCTCCGCCAAATCGGCATCCGTCAGGAGTTTGGCGTCAGCGCGGGCGAAAGGGGCGGCGTTCCTCCGCCCTCCCGTCCCGAGGGGTTTGAATACCTGCATGGCCCTCTCCGTTGCGGCCCGGCTCGCCGCGGGGCAGCGGGCGATGAGCGGACAGAAAGACTTCTTGCACCACGGGCCCGCGTTGAACTCGGGCCGGCGCGTCTCAAAGGTCTTCGCCGCGGCCTCCCGCGCGACCGCAGCGAAGGCGTTCAACTCCGCGTTGTCATACACCCACTCCCTTACGGGACCGTCCCGATGCGGGGCGTTCGGCTGGATGATGACGTTGCGGAAGGTCGCCGGAATGCGCTTCTTCTCTGACCGGTAGCCGAGGGTGTAGAGAAGCATCTGGGAGTTTTCTTCAACCTCCACGACGATGCCGGCGCCGTTCTTGTAGTCCACGACCACGATCTCATCGACGGTAGCGCACTGGTAGGCGTCGATGATGATGTCCGCCGTCCCGAAGGACTCCGGATCGGTCTGTTTCAGGCCAATCCCCACGTTGACCTGGTATTCGATGTGCACCTTGGCATCAGGGACCTTCCGGGTGTATTCATTGACATAGTTGATGGCGTAGCCAACACCGTCCACCATATCCTTGTCGGCCACGATCCCCTCGCCGAAGACCTTCCCCACAAAGAACTCGGGCGGGAGGTCTAGCCGTAAGCAGGCCTCCATTAGGGCGTGGGCAGCGGTCCCGCGCAGCGAATGGATGCTTTCCTTCCCGCCGCCGATCCCCAGCTTGTCTATCGCGTCGATTGAGCCCGGACAGTTCAGCCAGCGCGATGAGGCCGAAGGTGAGAACCGGGAGTGTCCAGTTGGCGCCATGATCCTCCCCCCTGAAAAGGAAAGGCCCGCCGGGCGACCGGCGGGCCTCCGCGCGAGCCGATCAGGCCAGCGGGTCTTCCTCAGCGGGGGCGGCCGCCAGCGCCTCATCGGCGGCGACGGCAATGGCCGGATAGTCCTTCGGGTCCAGGTCCTTGAAGCGGCTGGCGCCATAGGCTTCCATGATCTCCGCGGCCTTCTCCATGCCGAGGGAGTCGCGGACCTGGGCCAGCTTGGACTTCACTTCATCTTCGGTGATGGCCTTGCCCTTGCCGCGGCCAGCCGGCTTCGTCGCGGCCGGCTTCGTCTCCGCCGGCTTCGCGCCCCGGCGGGGCGGCGGCGGGGCCGGCTCGGGCTCCGGCTCGGGCTCCGGCTCCGGATCGGCGCCCGCCATCGCGTCATTCGCGTCGGCGATCCGCGTCAGGAGTTCCGTGTGCAGCTTGAGTTCTTCAAGGATGTCTTCCAAGATACCGGACAAGATACGTCCTCCACGAATAGGAAAAGGGAACCCCTCCACGTGCGGTGGAGGGGGGCCGATCCTAGGCGTGGACGACTGGAAGCGGAAGGCTTAGGAACAGGTCAGGCTGGACTTCTTCACTTTCACGGGACGGTCGCCCCAGGGAAGGCCATAGTTCCCGGCGCAGATCGGGCCATAGCCGACCAGGACGGAACGCTCATCGGTCAGCGTCTGGGAGCAGAAGCAGCAGGTGCCCGTCTCCTTCCCGAAGGCGGCCGCGCGCTCCGCGAGGTTCCCGCCGAGGTCCGCGAGGATGCCAGCCAGGGCGGCCGGCGCCTCGCGGCGCGGGTCCCAGGTCCCGTCCGGCAGAACCTTCCCGACATAGTCGGAACCGACCGTGACATACAGGCAGCCGGGGTTGCGGCTATCCGCCTTCGCGAGTTCCAGCGTCAGTTCCCCGACGCTGGTGAGGATCGTCAGGGACGGCTTCTTGAGACCGTTCTCACGGGCAAGATTGAACTTGGCCATCAGCGCCTCCATTGTGGGGGCGGCGATGCGGGTCTTGGGGGCTTCTTCCTTCGCCTTTGCGGCCGCGGCCTCGCGGACCAGCTTCTCAGCGTAGGGGCGCTGACGATCGCTGAACGACCCGTAGCGGCTGAAACCTTCAAGGAGGGAATTGGCGAAGGAGCGATCACGCTCCGCGGCGAGGGACGGGAGGGCGGCGCGGAGGTCCGCTGCGATCTTCGCATCCCCGGTGAGCGCCGGGGCCTCGCCCGCGGCGGCCGCGCGCTCTGCCAGGAGACGTTCCCGGGCCCGGTCTAGCATCCGCTCCGCGGCGGCTTCCTGCTTCTCCGTGAACCCACGCCAACGGGCGAAGCCAGCCAGGAGGGACTGCGCAAATTCGCGATCGCGCGCCGGGGTGCTCGCGTGCTCGGCGAACGCCTTCAGCCGCTGATCAAGGGGGCGGGGGATCGGAACGCCCGGCGAGGCCGGGGCGGCGGCCGGAGCGGCGGCCGGAGCGGCGGCGGAGCCGAAGGCAGCGCGGGGAGCGGGGAGCGTCATCGGGGTCTTCCTCGCCGGGGCCCCATCGCCCCGGTCCTTTCCTTCTAGTTGGGACTTTCCCATCCGTCTACCCAAAAAGCGATCAGTTGGATACGATTTTCAGGAGGGCTTCCAGGTCCCTGACTTCTGCATAGTAGCGGGTGTTGGCCGCCCGCGTCTTTGCCTCGGCGAGTTCCTTGATCAGGTCGTCAACGATCCGCTCCCGGACCTCCTGGGGGAGCCGGCGGACCACGACCCGGGCGAGTTTCCAGAGCAGGTGGAGGTCATGTGTTTCGCTCATTTCGGGTTCTTCTCCAATGCGCCAAAGGCCACCCCGGCGATCTGCTTCAGCAGCAGGTCTTCGGGGGAGCAGGTCGCCTCCGGGAGTGCCCGCCAGGTCCGGGTTAGGCGGGCTATCTCCCGGAGGGCTTCGCGGATCGGGTCCTGGGTCATTTCCGTGCCTTCATCATCTCATCCGCCATCCGGTAGGCGGCGCGCGGGATCGCCTGTTCATGGACCGGGGCGATGTTCTGCCCGACCCCGATGATCATGGCCTTCGCGAGTTCCAGCGCCATGTGGTCCCGGATGCTGATGCCCCGGAAGTTAGCCGGCGACGGGACCGGGCGGGCCGGTTCCTCCCCGATGCCGCTCACCACCAGAACCCCGCGGCGACGATCCCGCCGAAGGCTAGGCCCCAGGCAGCGATGAGAGACCAGCGAAGCCGGCGGCGCCGGGCCTCACTCTCTTCCCGGAGGGCCCGGGCGTCCGCTTCGATTGCGAGGGCGATCCCGGCGAGCGCATCGTCATATCCCCCCGGCTTCGCCCCGATGTGGGGGCCCCTCGGGGGCGGGGGCGTGAACGGGTTCCTCATCCTTCCTCCAGCGTCTAGCGTTGATGTCAATCAAGGCCAGGGCGTTCTCAATCGCCCGGAGCCGTGCCCGGTAGATGCGGGACTGCTTCGCCTTCCGGGCCTTCCAATGTTCTACCGCCTCGGCGATGGACGGCGCGGCGAAGACCTTACGCGCAGCGTCCAGCTGGAAGCGAGTCGGGCCGCGGAGGTCTTCGGCGCGGTAGGTGCCCGTGCCAAAGACCTCGGCGAGGGTCCGCCCCTTCGGAGTCTTCCGGACCTCTATGAACCGGCGGAGCCTGAAGGCTACCGTCCCCGGCCCGACCGGGTTGTCCCACTCATCCACCGGGGCGGCGGTCAGGTAGTCCTCCACCCGGTAGAAGGTGGGGGTCATTTCTTCCGCCGCCGGGCCCGCGCGGCCATCATCTGGTCCGCGACTTCATAGGCGTCCTCACCCACCCTGTCCTCCCGGCCTTCCGACCGGCCTGCGAAGAGCAGGCCAACCATTGCGGCGATCGCGAAGAGGTCGCGCTGGTCCGCCTCGGGGTCTTCGGGCTCCCGGCTCACTTAAGGAACTTCGCGAGGTCCGCGACGGTCGCGAAGGTCTGCCCCTTCAGCTTCGCCTTCACCGCGTCCTTCCCGTGCTTGAGGACGTGCGGCGTGAGCACGTCCAGGACCTTGTTGCGGTGATCGCTCCCCGACTGGTCCTTGGGGAAGAGGGCGCGGGCGATGAAGCCGGAGTTCAGACGGGCCGCCTTGGCGGGATTGGCCCACTGGTTCTTCGTGCTGTCCGCCTTCCGGCCTCCGGGGACCTTCGGGCCGGTCATCGGGCGGACCACCGGGCCGTTCGGACGGGTCGTGGGGAGGCCCGCGGTGTCAGTCGCGACGGTCTTCCCGATCCGCGCGGCCGCCGCCGAGGCTGCCGGCGCCGCAGCCGGAGGGGCTGCCCGCGGCTTCGCGTCCGCGGCCTGTGCGACCGCCGCGGCCGGCTTCTTCACCGGCTTCCCGGCTGCGGCGCGGGCCTTCCGCGCGTCCTCCTTCCCCCGCTCACGCGCGTCGGTGTCCATCTTCGTCGCCATGTTGTCGGCTTCCTTCTTCGCCTGTATCCATTTCTCAGCATGCGCCATCGCCTGCTGGACGTTCATTTCGCGCCCGTCGATGCGGATGTGACGCCACCCGTTCCGGTCCTTCCGGACGGAGATGGCGTGACCCGCCATGTAGAGTTCCCCGAGGATGAGCCTCTGGTCCTGGTAGGGCAGGAGGCTCATCCCGGGGAACCCCTCCAGCAGCGTCATCACCCCGAGCACGGAGTGGACGATGTGCGGTGCTGGAAGACTATTGGACGCCTTAGTTGGCGCCGGATGCTTTAACGCCCAGGACCGGGCGAGGGGGAGAGAGTGGAAGCCGTGGCGCTGGAGAAGCGTCCCGACCGGATCAAAGGCTTCAAGCCTCCAAAGGTAGGGCTCGCCGATATCCGGCGCCATCTTTGTGACGGTCCACCCTTCGATCGTCTCCGGGACCTCGCTCACGCCGCGAGGGCCCGCAGGGCGAGATAGGGGAGGACCCGGCCAGTGCCGTTGTCCGAGATGATGTAACCCGTTTCCGAGTCCAGGAAGGAGCCAGAAGGCCCCGGGAGCGACTGGAGGCCGATGACCTTGATCCCTTTGCGGGCGAGGGCGGCAACCGCCTTCCGGCCGAAGTGGCGAACGGCGATCTGCGAAGCAACGGTCATTGAAGACCTCCTGAACTCGCCCGCGGGATTGCGGTGCGGCCTTCTGGGCGATCGCTCCCGGGCCTAGGCTGGCCCGGGTAGCGCCGGCAGCGCCCCTGTCCGGAGGGGGAGAGGCCCTGTGGCCTCCCCGTAACAAGAACCCTACCCAATTGGCAGACTGTCCGTCAAGAACTATTTTTGGCCGTTGACGATTTTTCTGGCGGTGGCCAGGATGTTCTTGAGCATCCTGTGACAGCCAAGGTTCTTGCTGGTGATCATCCGGCCACCACCCCGATGTAGCCAGACCTCATGGCCTCTGCCGTTGGACCCGATCCTTGACCAATCGGGGCCTAGCGCGCGTTGTATATCCCGCTGGGAGCGGTTCATGGCGCTTCACTCCGCTGCGAGCCGGTGGAGCCTCGCGGCTTCCGACCGGAGGGCAGCCGCCCGGCGGGCCAGCGGTTCCGTCGCGGCCGCGCCGATGAACTGTCGGTCCCGTTTGGCCCAATCGGGGGCGAAGACGGCGCGCCATATGCGACCCTCGGGCCCGCGGATCGTCCACCGGCCGGCATGCTCCCATGGTAGCATATCGTCCAGGGAGGACGATCCGGAGAGGGCGGCCGGACCGTTGAAGGGAGGGAGGACCGCGACCAGGGCCAGCGCCTGGTCTAGGTCCGGGTCAGGACCTCGGGACCGTTCGCACCACGCGATCAGCCGGGTCAGTTCTTCATGGATCTGCGCGCTCATCCGGCGAACCCGCACCAGAACTTGCCGCAGTCATTGCACCCGTAGGCGCCGTTGTCGTCCCAGAGGTCTTTGCTGCCGCAGCCTCCGCACCGGCCGGTGTAGTGGCCGGTGGGCTCGCCTCGCGGGTTCCGCGGGGTCACGGCGCCGGCTGGGAGCATCGGCCCGTCTACCTCCCGGCCTCGGGTCCGCCCAAAGAGGGCGGTTCTTGGTCCTTCGTCGCGGCTCATGTCTTTCGTCCTCTCATATTGCGCATCGCGGTCACCGCGTTGATCGCGGTCCGGAAGCCGGGGTTGGACTGGCAGAAAGAATCAACCTCCGCCGGGGAGAGGGCCTTGAACCCCTCCGCCCGGAGTTCCAGAGGCTGGGCGCAGTAGAGGCAGACGGTCAGCGAGCCGACCGGCATCACCTTCTTCACCGCAGGGAGGTCTGCCTGGACCAGTTCCGTCGCACCGTCTAGGGTTGTCCCGCACTCCGGGCAGGACCGGCGCGGCTGCCGCGGAAGCGTCGCCCCGAGGCGGAAAGGACGGTCACTCATCCTTGGGCTTCTTCGCGTCAAGACGGAACCACACAGGGACCGTCACATTGCCGTTCGGCAATTCGATAAGCATCCCGCAGGCTTGAGCCTTTTCGAGGAACTGACCGATTCGCGCCTCTGCTAAAAAGACCGTCCCGATGCAGCGGCTGCGCACCGACAACGGTGACCGTCGCTTCCGGGCTCGGGTGTATCGTGTCTTTGAATCCGACAGCATACGCAGCGCCTCCCCAAAGGTCAGCGCGCCCCCTAGAGCAACGGAAGTTTGTTCGCATTCGGCCAGTGCGAGGTCATCCTTCATCGGCGGACTCCCGCCTTCCGGAAGTGCTGTTCTAGGGCATCGTTGAGGTTGGCCGGTATCTCCGGTGGCTTCGCGGTTCCGAGGATGAGCGTCTTGTTCTCGTTCAGCCAATCGAAAGCCTTCCGGTTCCGCTCCATCCGTTCAGGCGGTGACCAGTCGGGGTGGACCGAGGCCCGTAGGGTCTTGAAGACCTCTTCGGGCATGTAGCCATATTTGTCGGCGATCGTCTGACAGAACCGTTTGAGGTCCGCCGTCTTTTTCTCCCAGGCCGGGATTAGCGTCTCATTGACGAAACGCTTGTAAGCCGTCACGTCCGCCGGCTCTGGCGGAGGCTCGGCCAGCGGTTCAGGCGCCGGGGTCGGCACGGGTTTTGGCTTCGCCCGGCGGGTCCGCTCCGCGGAGAGGTCCGCGACCTTCGCCTGCTGTGCCGCGGGCGGCTCCTTCGCGACCTCTGCGGCGGAGGATACGCCTAGGCGCCCGGCGTCAACGGCCGCGATCAGAGACGGGTCCCCGTTGCGTAGGACTGTCCTGGCGTAATTGACCGAACTGCGACCGACTTTGAGCAGCTTCGCGGCTTCAGCGGCGGACACACCTCCAGTTTCAAGGATTAGATTTAACCCTTGAAACTGTCCTGAGCGTCGGTCCCCGCCGTGCTTCATGTCCGCGAGCCTTCCAGCGATCATTGATCGCTGCGCTTCAGTGAGGTGTCGCCTATCGACGTTCTTAGCGACAACGAAGGCAACCGGGTCATCGCCTGTGAAGGGGACGGTCTTTGGAACGATCCCGAGGCACTGGCAGGCCATCCATCGATTCGCGCCGTCCAATATCTCCTTTCCAATCATAGTTATGGGTTCCAGCTGGCCGTGCTTTTGGATACTCGCGACCAGGTCATCGAAGTCCTTACCCTCCATCCGCGGAAACACCGCGGAGAGAGGGTGGAGAGGGGGCTTCACGCCCCCCGCTCCGGAACCGGCGGCATCTCCTTTGCCCGCTTACGGATCGCGCCCGCCTTCCCGGCAAGGCAGCGGTAGACGCGATCGGGGTCCGCCTCGGCGATTTCGGTGATCCCCTTCTCCCGCGCAAAAGCAATCACTTTCTCCAGGAGGGCACCCTTATCGCGGCCGGTCGTCCCAAGGACGGAAGTCCCGTTGTTGGACAGGAACATGCGGCGCCCCCGGGCGTCCTCGGCGATCACACCCGCGAGACAGGTATCAACCAGGTGGTGGAACCGCTTCGGGGCGGTCATGCCAACCGCGGCGCGCATCTCGGCGAGCGTCGCCGGAGGATTGAGCGCGAGGTCGCGAAGCGCACTCATCGTCCGGACCTCGGGGCGGTCTTCGGTTTCGTCATCCATATCTGATGTCTCCCTATTGGACTGAAGTCAACGTGGAGATATTACTGAGACGACTGTCAACACGTCTAGGAAAAGTCGAGTCTCGGACCGTCTCTAGTCATCTCGCTGATTGACGTTTCAGCTAGGCGGCGGAGCCCCGCGCCGTCAGGCAGTTGACCCGGGCGCCGTTCCGCGCGCCCTCCTGGGTCCGGGCCCGCCACCCGATTTCGATTGTGTCGTTGATGTCCGGGAGCGCACCGACCGGGGCCCCTCGGGTCGCCTGCGCCTGGGTAGCGCCCCGACTGATCCCGCGGGCCTTCATCTCCCAGACGGTCGCCCCGAGGTTCCCGAGGGCGGCGCAGTAGGAATGGATTGCCTGCGTCTCCGCCGGGCTCGCCGAGGGTTCAGGGGGCCCGACGATCCCAGCGACGATGCACAGGCCGGCGACCCCGGCGAGAATGGCTTTGCCGATCATACGTCCAACTCCGTCGCGAGTTCACTGAGGGTGTCGTCGTGGTCGAGGTCGTCCACCCCGTCCAGGTCTTCCGGGATTTCGAGGGACACATCATCGGGGGCGTAACCCTGCCAGGCGTCGCGCATCTCAGCGGCCGCGCTCCCGCGGTCGCCCTCCTGCCAGGCTTCCGACTTGTCGTTGATCGCGTCGTCAATTTCCTCGCCGATCCGGGCGGTGTAGTCCCGGGCCTCCTGGAGGACTTCGTTGTAGGCGGCTTCCGCCTCCTTCAGGGGCTCGCGGAGGGCCGCGAGTCCTTCGTTGAAGGTCTTGATTGCTTCGTCCAGTTCTGCCTTCGCCTTGGCGAGGCTTTGGACGATCTCATCCCGGCCGGCGAGGTCCGCCTTGTTGAACTTGAAATTGTTCACGTCCGGAACTCCCGGCCGGTGATGACGTTCCGGATTGTGACGCCCGGCCCGTGGGCGGCGCGGGCCTCGGCGATCTGCTCGGCGGTCGGGCCGCGATCGCGGGCCCGGACCTCGGCGAGGAAGGCGGACAACTCGGCGGCGCGGACCGTGTCGCACATCGTGATCGCGACGGGGTGGCCGAGGAAGGCCGCGAGGGCGACAACATCGCCGGGCGGAACCTGGTTGTTGGAGTTCCAGCGCATCACACCTTCGTGGGAGGTCGCGTCATGGGCGAGCCGGGCGCCGAGGCGGCAGGCCTCTCCGTGGTAGACGCTCCCGGGCTCCTGGTAGGCGCGGACATAGTCAGTCATGGTCTTCGTCTCCGTTCTAGGGCTCCATCGCCCCGGTATCAAGGAACCTAGTCCCAAAGCAGGGCGGAGGTCAAGATGTTAATTTGGGGCGATCCGCGGCCGTGAGGATACCGCGAAGAACACGGTGTGCGTCCGGTCCTTCATGCGCTCCGCCGGGATGTAGTAGGCGAGCATGATCCGCTCGCGATCCGCGCCAATTGGCTCCATCCCTTCCGAGTTCCGCGCCTCCAGGTAGGCCATCGTGGTGAGCGCCGCGACAAGGCTCTGGCGCTTGTAATAGCCTTCCTGGGCGGTGAAGTAGGCTTCCGCAAATCGGGTCAGGTGGCTGCGCAGGTCCGCCTCGGGGGCGAGGGCGTAGCCGGCGGCGGCCGGCTGGGCCATCGCCTGGATCATCTGTTCCCGGGTCTGCTTGAGTAGCGTCCCCGTGAAGCCGTCCGGCTTCGTCGCGTCGGAACGGGCGAGCCCGAAGATGAAGCCGGGCTCCCCGGCTCGCGCCACCGGCTGGCACATATGCTCAAAGGCGACCTTGAACAGGTCGCCCTCTTCCTGGGTAGACTGGGAAGCAATGACTTCGTGGGGCAGCATAGGCAGGTCCCTTTCCTGGTCCAGACCGCCGAGGATAGGCGAGCGATCTGGACTCAGGAAGCGGAAGACCATTCAGCCGAGGATTGTGTTCAGCGCCTTCGCCATCCGCTTCTGGTGGTCTTCCACGTCCGGGTCCTGCATCGACAGGATGAGGCCCAGGGTGGCCTCGGGGAGCGACTCGGGTGGGAGATAGGACCACTTGGCGAAGGTGGCGTCAAACTCGTCATCCCGATCCGAGACGAAGCCGGGGAGGCTGCGCAGGTAGGCGTTCCCCTCTTCATAGTCCTGGCGGTTCCCGCCGCCGGTCCGGGTGAAGATGACAAGTCGGAACTCATCCCCGTCCTTCGTCACCCAGGCGTCGCGGATGCGCGGGACCTTCTCCGGCTCCGCCCCGAGGGCCTTGAGGATGATTAGGGCGGCGGGCTGCGTCTTGAACACTGCGTTGTAGAGGCTCATGGTCTATCCTTTCAGGACCATCTCGGGTTGGAAGGGTCTAGGGCCTGTGCGGCGCCGGAGGCGTTCCGGGCACGGAGAAGGGTCCACCCCCAGCGGTGGAAGTAGATGAACGGGAGGCCGCCACGCGCATCCGTCCCGGCGAAGACCGCCGCCTTCAACTCGTAAAACAGCCGCCCGACAAAGCGGTGCTGGTATGACTGCCGACGCTTGCTGAAGGTCTGGAAGACCAGCTGTCCATAGACCGTCCGGACGATCGTCGCGTCATCGGGGGCGGGGAGCAGCACGACATAGGCGCTGGCCGCGTCCGGCCCGAAAAGGGGCTTGAGGTCCACGGCTAGGATCGTCGTGGGGTAGCTGTGCCTCATCCGCCCGGCGCCTGTCCTAGCGTCTCCCCGATGAAGCGATACAGGGCCAGGAGCGAGGCCCGGTCAAGCGTCAGCATCGCGGCTCGGGTCCGATAGGGGATCGGATCGTTGGGCAGCGACCAGACCTCGCAGGCGTGGACGCTCCCCCAGCCGGCCTGGGGGTGGATGGCCAGCTGGAAATTGTGGTGGAAGGTCTTCGCCTTCCCGGGCTTGAGGTGCGACGGGTAGCCGGCCGGATCGTGCCACACGAAGGCCGGGAGGCCCGCCAGGGCCGTCCCGAGTCGGAAGGTCTGGCCGCTCATGACGTGGCCCTGGCAGGCTTCTCCACCTTCGCCGAGGGGATGAGCGCCACGGAGACAAAGCGCCGGGTCTTCCCGTCGCGGATCGCCTTCACCTGGCCCAGCTGCGTCATCTGCTTGATGGCGATGTAGAGCGTGTCGTGGTTCCGGAAGTCCGGGTTGCCCTTGAGGGCTTCCTGGATCGTCTTCGGGATCGCGCTCTGGCCGGGCTGCTTCTCCAGGACCTCGCGGACCGCAAGCCGGCGGTCCACCCACATCTGCGTCTTCATTGGCTTCAGACGCTTGGATGTCGGGGCGATCTTCCGTGGCGTCGGGGGGCCGGCCTTCCGCGCGGCGAATGCGGCGCGCAGGGCCTCGCGCTTCGCCGGGTCCTTCCACTGGGCCGCGGCCGCTGACTCCGGCTTCTGGCCTTCGTCCTGGGCGATGTGGCGCAGCCGGCCGTCCGGGTAGACCAGCAGGAGGTCCCCCGCCCTTGCTGTGAAGCCGGTCTGGACTTCGATCGCCCTGATTCGATCCTGCATGCTCTGGCCCTCCTTGAGCCGGTTCCGAGGTCCATGCCTCTGACGCCTCATCCCCGCGCGGCGTGAGCCGGGCGGGGTGGGCGGGGGAGCGGGCGGAGAGGCTAGGCCCCGACGCGGCCGCCCGCGGCCAGGAGGGCGTCGCGCAGGAGGTCCAGGCCTTCGCCCTCGCAGGAGAAGACGCCCGTGACGAAGTTGACGTGGACGATCGCGTTGAGGCTCCCGCCTTCCTCGCCGAAGAGTGGCGCGCCGGTCGGGACGGTCAGGGGGAAGGAGACGGCGCGCGAGCCATGCCAGGTCGCGCCGTCGATATCACCCGTGATGTCGGCGAACTCGCCATCATCGACGCGGTTCAGGACTTCCAAGAGGCGTTCGGAAAGGGAGAGGCAGAGCAGCGGCATCGGGGTCGTTCCTTCAATCGGCGGGGCCCCATCGCCCCGCCCGAGTCTTCTACCTTGGGATTGTCCCAGCCGTCTAGGCTTTTTCAAGCCTGGCGCGCACGAGACAGTCCTTTGCCTCCAGGAGTTTGCGAAGGCCAGCGGACTTCTCCGCGCAGTCGGGGAGTTCCGCGTCCATCTGGGCGGCCAACTCGCCGATCGGCCGGCTGACCTCCTGGAGATGGGCCGGCAGATGGACGTAGGCGAAATGCTTCATGATTGGACTGGGCATGATTGTCTCCGTGGCGGGGGAGTCCGCCGCGGGGAGCCTAGCCGAGGATCGCCCCGAGGGCGCGAAGAGAGTCCAGGGAAGCCTGCGTGAGGGTGATCTTCTCCTTCCCGGAGACGAAGGTGAAGAGGGGCGGACCGCTCCGCGGGACCTCCGCGGATTTCATCGTCCAGGGTCGCCCGAGGAAGAGGATGACCGGAGTGCCGCTCATCCCCGGAGCCTCGCGAGGGCGGCGGAGACGCGGGCCCGCCGGGCGGCGACCTCGGGCGTGATCTCCGGCGGGGGCGGGACGGGCGTCGCCCGGGCGAAGGCTTCCGCCGCGCGCCGGCTCGGGAACTCATGCCGGGCGATGCGGTAGCCGTCCGGGCACAGGGCGAGCGCAAACCAATAGTAGGCGGCGCCCACGTGGTCCCGCTCGATGTTCCAGCCGTTCACTTCGGCGACGGTCTTGAGCGCCATAATCAGCCCTCCTTGGCTACGGTCTTGGCGAAGGCTCCGTCAGCCCAGTCCCGGAAGTAGGTGAAGTGGACGGTCTTCCAGTCCTCCTTCGCGACCTCCACCTGAGTGGCGAAGTAGGGGACCCCGTTGCGGTCTATGGCCTGGACCAACCGGACGCAACCCTGGGACTTGAGGACGGCTTTGATGTCGCGGACTTCGGTCATGTCAATCTCCTTGGCCCCTCCTTTCTAGTTGAGACTCTCGCCCTGGTCTACCAAAAAGCGGCTAGGTTGGCGAATTATCTTTCACGACCGGCGCGACATAGAGGCACAGCTTGTGGATCGGGTCGCCGAGGCTGGAGTTGGGGTGGTAACTCGGCGCGACCCAGTGGGCGACCTCCCGGACCTCAAAAGCCGAAGGCCGGTGGTGCCATTCTGACCCGGTCATCCAGAGCAGTTCCCCAACGCGGGGAGCCGATCGGAACCAGACGTCAGCGACGTGAGAATCGTCCGCGGCTAGGCGGACCTCGGCGGGGATCGCTAACTTGCTCATGCGAAGTCAATCTGCACGTTGACGCTCCGCGAGCCGTCCGGCGAGGCGAAGGTGGACCCGTAGCCGATCGGCGCCGGCTCGCCCCGAAGGATGACCGCCCGCTGGCGCGAGTCCTCAAAGGCGAGCAGCGCATTGTATATTGTCGTGCAGCTGGGCCCGCGCTGAAGGTCGCGGTAGGTTGTGGCGATCGTCACCCCGTCGATGATGACGCGGAGGCGCTGCCGGGCGGCGATCCGGTAGCTGCTCTGGAGCGGGCGGACGGGAGGGGCGTTCACGGCTTCAGTCCTTCTGGCCAGTCCAGGATCGCGACGGAGGCGCCGCGGCCCGGGTAGATGGTGACCCGGTAGGGCTGGCCGGTCAGGGCCGCCTCTTCCAGTGCTGCGTTCAGCGTCGTCATTCTTGCCGAATGGTTGGTCATCCGTGAGGATGAGGTGAGGGCTGCCCGCGATCCCCGGCGGGCCTGGGTGTGCTTGTCACGGGCCCGGGGAGCGATTTCGAGGGGCAGGCCCTCGCGGAGGACTAGATGCGGCATCGGGGCGTCTCCTTCAACGCGGTGAGGATGAGGGCGGGTTTGTCGCCCCCGAAGGTGGGGAGCCTGATGCCGAGTTCCGCGGCGATCGCGTGGAGCGACTCGGAATGTAGCGCGCACAGCACCTGGTCTGCTTCACGGACGGAGAGACCACGGAGGCGGCTGATGGTGAGGCGGGCGAGGGTCGGGTTCATAGCATCTCCTTCTGACGCCTCGGGGCCCGCCCCCGATGAAGGGGAGCGGGCCCGCAGGGGCGCGCAGGGTCCTAGGCCGCGCGGCGGGAGAAGTGGGCATTGAGGGCCGCGGCGATCGCCTCCGGGGTGTCGATGAGGGTCCCCTTCGGGAAGACCGCCTTGACGGCTTCCTCGCCGCGCTGACGCATCGCCGCGGAGAGGACATCCACCTTCAGCTTGCGGGCTTCCGACCGGAAGTGGTCGCCCGGGCAGAGGCGCTTCGCGACGAAGCCGGCGATCAGGCGCGACCGCTTCACGGCATCGTCCCACTGCGCCATCGCGCTGTTCGCCTTCTTGGCGGTGGTCTCTTCCTTGGTCGGCGCGACCTTCGGCGCCTTCGCCTTCGGGGCCTTCTTCGCCTTCGCCGGCTTCGCGGCCGGGGTCGCGGCGGCGAGGCGGGCGGCTTCCGCCTCTTCCGACGCCTTCACGCGGCGATCGCGCTCCGCGGCGAAGGCGTCCATGGCCGCGGCCTTGCCTTCGATCCGCTCGATGAGCGTCCAGGTCTGGCCGTCGATGGTCGTCTCCAGGGCGAAGCCCTTGGCCAGGCGACGGAGGCGGAGCAGGGCGGCGGCGGCAATCACGGTCTTCATCTCAGTAGTCCCTTCGTTGGGGCGGTCCGGACCATTCCGGTGCGCCTGTAGGGATTTTCTACTTGAGATTGGGGCGGATGGTCTACTGTAAAAACGCCAAGCCCCAAAGATTTTCTCCGGCCCAACCGTTACAATTGCCTAGCTGATGTTCCGGACACCAAAGGCGAGGCGCTGGAATGGATTGGGCTTCGTCCCCGCTGGGGAAATTGCGATATTGGCCTCAAGCCCGTCCAGCGAGACGCGGGCCCCGGCGAGGTCGATGCCTGGCTCAAGACCGTGGAACTGAAAGGGGCGGCCGCACTCCGCGCACTTGACGCGGATTTCAGCCATGTAGGAGGTTATCGGACCGCCCTCCTTCGTGGCCAGGCGATGGACCCCGACCTCGGCGGAGAAGTTGAGATGATCGCAGGGCTCAGTCATCGTCATCATCCAGGTCCCAGAAGGCCCAGACTGTCCAGGTGACACCGAGGATGACCGCCACGACAACCCCGCCGAGGGTCCACCATACCCAGCTCATAGCGGCCCCCCGAGGCGGTTCCCGCCCGTGATGATCAGAAGTTTTGCGCCTGGTGCGAAGGTTTCCCAGGCTTCATGGATCGCCTTCGTGATATCCGCCGGGATTGAAGCCGGGACGTGGAGCACGAAGCGATCGCCAGGCTGATATTCCATCTTCTGGACCTCGCCCCGGATGACGATTTCCAGCGCCCCGCGCCTCGGGCCGGGCTCCGGGACCGCCTCAGCGACTCGGGGCCGTTCGGCTTCCGCCCGGCAGTCCGGGCAACTTGACCCGGGCCAATCGTGCTTGCACATGTCCGCGTTTACCATAGCGTCCTCCCCTCAAGGATCAGGGCGCCTCGCGGCGCCCCTCCCCTCATTCCTCGCCTTCGCCTTCCTCGGGGTCCTCTTCCCCGTCCGGGGCCGGGCTCGGGGCCTCGGCGGGCGGGTCCGCGATCGGGGCGGGCGCGGGGTCTTCGGCCGGAACCGGCTGGGTGTCGCTCATCGTCTTCTCCTGGAGAGGCCCGGCGACCTTCGCCGGGTCCGCGGAAGGTAGTGGGGCCGGAGTGTCCCGCCTAGCGGTCTTTCCGCGCTGGAAGAAGATTTCCATAGCGTCCTGGAAGAAGGGGCTGCTGTCGCTCATGACTGCATCGCCTCCCAGGCTGCCCTTGCGCCGTCGCGGAAGTCCTCTTCAGTCGCATCGCCGATCCGCGGGATGTGGTCCTTCAGCGCCTTGATGATCCTGTTTAGGACCGCCGCGGAAGGTTCCGAACCGCGGGCGCCGAGGGGGAGCGGCAGCCAGCCGTCCGGCTTCGGCGCAACCTCGGCATACATCACCACCTTCCCCTCCTTGGAAAGGACCGGGTAGAACCAGCCGGGCCCAAAAGGCGGCTGTTCCTCCCCGCCACCTTCAGCGAAATGCGCCACCATGAATTCTCCCTTTGGGCTGAAGCCTCGCGGCTTGAAGTAGAGGATGACATGCGAAGCGTCCTGCGGCGCGTCCTCCATGGGGAGGAACGGCGGAAGGAGGGCGGGCCGCGGGTCCCCGGCAGCGGAGAAGGAGGCCCATAGCCGGTCCCGGGCCTCGGGGGACTGCCGGTTGAAGACGGTCAGGAACTCTTCCATTGAGACCATTGCTGGCGCGCTCCGGTAACTGCCGCAGTCGCATGAACTGTCGTAGGCGATCCGGCCGCCCTCAGCGAAGAGGTAGGGCAGCGGTGTCTCGCATAGACTGCAGTGACGGAAGGTCCAGCGGTGGATGACCCGTTCGGCCAGGACCTTCTTCACCATATCCTCGGTGATCATGGAGCACTCCTTACGGGAACGAAATTGGATGAGACGCGGTAGACCTCGCCCGGGTAGTCCCCGCAGGGCCAGGGCATCCGGAAGGCTTGGGACAGGCGCGGCCAATATGTCGGGAAGTCGATGGTAACTGGTGGCGCGCCATCGGGGTGGGGCGCGAAGACGAAGAGGACGGAGAGGCGGCCGCGCGAGCCGTCCCGCGCACCACGGGCCCAGGCTACCGCGGCGGTCGATAGGAAGTAGCCGGCCCACCGGGGCGGGACGTAGGCGACAGCGGGGAGGATGGCGATGACCCTCCGCCCCCGATGGTGGAGGACCCGCGTCCCCCCGAGGTCGGGGAAGTAGGCAGCGGGGCGCCGCCAGCCCCGCTGCTCGTGGATCATTGCGCGGAGGTCTTCCGCGTCGAACATCAGTAGTCCAGCGCCGGATGCGGCGGCCGGCGGCGCTGCTCCGCCGGGAGGACCCCGAACCGGGAAGCCCTCGGCGCGGTCGGGTAGGGGTTCCGCGTGTCAACGGGCTGGTAGTTCTGGTCCAGCATGTAGTAGTCCGGCAGACGCTCGCCGCGCCGGAACACCCCGTCATTCGGCGGGACGCTCTGGAGATTGGCGAAGACCTGGATGGCGTTCTCCCGGCGGTAGAGACGGCCATTCAGGTCCTTCGGCGAGTTCTCTTCATAGCGGAGCCCGATGAACCCGCGACGGATGCCGCGGAGCGGAGGCTTTGCGATCCAGCGGACGATCCAGGCCAGGGCCTCGGCGGACAGGGTGTAGTCGCCCGCCTTCCCGACCCCGCAGACCACGATGGCCGTCTGGTTCTCCGGGTGGACCCCGGCGAGGTTTCCGGCCATCCGGACATCGGCGTTGCCTTCAAAGTTGACCCAGCCGCCCTCGCTTCCGGCGATCGCGTTGAGATTGTAGTTCACGTCTCGGTTTCCTTCCAATGCGACAAAGAAAAGGCCCGGTCAGCGTCTCCGCCGGCCGGGCCTCGGGGAAGCCCCCCGGAGGGGACCCCTCACGTGTGCCCCGTGTAGGGGAACCCCGTGAGGCTGAGGTGCCGGCTGGCGGTCGCGCGGGCCTCGGGCGTGAGGCCGGAGAGAAGGCCGGCGGGGAGGGTCTGCCCGGGAACCCGGACCGCGGCGGACAGCCGCGCTCCGGCGGAGGCGAGGCGGCGCCGGAGGGCAGCCGCCTCACGCTCCAGGTCATCGACTTCCCGGATGCGGTCCGCGAGGCTCACCCGCAGACACCCGGGTAGCGGCGACGCTCCGCCGCGGTCGCGGTGTAGCACCAGTCGGGCCGGGACGGCGCCGTGACGACCGCCGAGGCGACCGGGGCGGCGGGAGCCGAGGTCAGCACGACCGGCTGGGCGGCGACCTGGGCCGGCCGGGGCACGTCCGCGAGGCAGGGCTGCCCGAGGCGGATGCGCGCCTCACGGACCGCCGTGGACCCGCACATGACCTCCTGGGCCAGCTGCGGCTGCCCGGTATTGTGGGCCAGCGCGGCCAGCTGGCGCCGCTCGCAGTCCGGATCAGACCAGTTGCCGCCGAGGCCGAACCCGAACCCGGCGACGGAGCCGGCCCCGGACATGCCAACCAGGCACGAGTTGGTCCCGCCCGAGACGTTCGGCGCATACGCATCGGGGGTGTTGCGGATCGTCGCCCGGTAGCGATCGGACGTGCCGCCTTCGATGATCTGGCGGTTCAGGTTGTTCGTCCCGCCGCCGTAGGTGAGGCCGGCATTCCCCGCGTTGTAGTAGTTCTGGGTGATGGCCGCGCCCGACTGCGAAGCCGCTCCCGCCGAGGCGTCCGCGCCGGCCGCGGCCTGCCCGGTCCCGGTTGCGGTCGTCTGGGCCATGGCGGAACACCCGAGGGCGATGAGCCCCCAGAGCATCACGCCGCCGATGATTCCGTTCCTGAGCATCTTGAATGGGTCCTCTTCCCGATGGTCGTCCATGACGACATGCTCTCACAAAAACGCCCAGCGAAGGCTCCCCCCGCGCCCCGGGAGCCTCCACTGGGTCTTCCACCCCCCGTGGGGAAGGAGGCCTGACCGGTGGGGTCAGTCCAGCGCGGGCCGGGAGGGCGTCACGGGTTGGCGAACAGGTTCAGGTAGTTGAACTGCGTGCTCGCCTGGCCCGCCTGGACGCCACCGGCCGCGCCGGTCGCCTGGCCCGCGTGCAGCGAACCCGCCGCGCCGAGGGCGAAGCCGCCCGAGGTCACGCCGCCGGTCGTGCTGGACGTGCCGCCCTGCTCCGCCACGGACGTGCAGTTGGGCCCGGACGTGCAGGAGGCCTGCCCGCCCGCGACGCCCTGCGTGGTCGAGGTCTGGCCGGCCACCACGCCACCGGCGGTGATACCCGCGATGGCCGAGATGGAACCGCCCGCCGAGTTGGACTGGGCGCCCGTGACACCGGCCGCGCCGGCACCCGTGGTCAGCGAACCGACCCCGATGCCGATTTCCGCCGCGAAGGCGGAGCCGGTCAGGGCGATGGCGGCAACGGCCGCCAGAAGGGTCTTGCGCATTCTTTTCGTCTCCATGGAGGGAGGATGGTTCAGAGCCATGGTTGCCTCCCGTGTCAACCTCGGCACTTGAGACGGTAACGGCGCCGCGAGCAGGCGTCTAGGGAAAAGTCAATGCCGGAAAAAAGAAGCCCCCCGTGCCAAGGCAGGAACGGGGGGCCAAGTGGAGCGTGACCGGGGATTCGCCCCCCGGTCGGTCCCGTCTAACCCCGCCTCTCCGGCCGGTCTAGCGAAAGGACATTGACAAGATTACGAGTCGGTTAGACGGGACAGTGGGCCCGCTCTACCGTCCGCGCCCCCGCCCGGGGACCGTAGGAAAAGGAATACATCATGCCTAGCGCCTTCACCGAAGCAGCACTGACTTACATCCGCGCCGGCTTCCACCTTGTCCCTCTTGAGGGGAAGCGCCCGATTGGGAATGGCTGGTATCTCCCCGACCGGCTGGTGTCCGATGAGGTGAAGGCCCGGAAGGTCTTCGGCGGGGACGCGCCCCCGAACATCGGGGTTCACCTTGCGGCTTCCGGCCTCGCGGAGATTGACGTGGATGATGAGGCCGGGACCCGGAAGGTGCTCCGTGCCGCGGGGCTGGACCTTGACGACCTCGCGGCATCGGGGTGGGCGATCCGCGGGCGGGGCCTCCGGATCATGTTCGCTGCGCCTGAAGGGGTGTCCCTCCCGTTCCATCGCCTCACGATCCCCGATCCCACGCCCGACTCGCCGAGGCGTCGCAAGGTGATCTTTGAACTCCGGGCCTCAGCGACGAACATCCAGTCAGTCCTTCCGCCTTCGATCCACCCCGACACGGGCCGGCCCTATACCGCCCTGACGCCTTTCCCGCGCGACCTCCCCGAGGTCCCCACCGACCTCCTGAACTTCTGGGATGGCTTCCCCGAGGCTGTCCCGGATATGATGCGCGTCCTGGGGGTCGTGGGGCAGGACCGGGCCGGGACGGAGACGCCTAACCCCGGGCACCTTCCCTTCCACTCCGCCTGCCGGGAACTCTTCAATGCCGAATACTCGGTGGAAGAGGTCCTGGAGCGGAACGGCTATGAGCGGGTCGGCAAGCGGTGGAAGCATGAGGACAGCGTCGGCAACGCGGGCGTCTCCCCGGTCCCGAAGTGCGAAGGACTGTGGATGTGCTTTGACCTATCCGATCCCCTCGCGGTCGGGTCGGGCCTCTTCGATGCCTGGGTTGCCTATGTGATCCTGGAGCACGGCGGGAACCGCCAGGAGGCGGAGGCCGCGCTGCCGAATGAGATGATCCAGGAAGCCTATGGGGCAATCGGGTTCAAGCCGATCCCGATGGAAGAGAGGAAGAAGCGCGAGGAACGGCGCGTGGAGCGGGTCAAGGCCAAGGTGACCGAGCAGCTGAACGAGTTTGACCGGGCCTTCATCTCGCTGGACGGGGTGCTGGCGATTGAACCGCCGGACTACATCATGCGCCCGCTTCTCCCGACCTCTTCGATCACGCTCATGACCGCAACCCGGAACAGCGGCAAGACCGCCCTGGCGATCGGCGTGGCCCTCGCGGTCGCGACGGGGAAGAAGGTGGGCGGGCTCGATGTAACGAAGGGGCGGGATGGTCTGGTCTTCTACTTCGCTGCCGAGGATATGGTGGGCGTCTGCCGCCGGTTCCGCGCCCAGGCGGAGGTCATGGGCATGACCGGGAAGGCGGCGCTGAAGAAGGCCGGGGTGTTTATCGGCGGACTGCCCGCCTCGCTAGGCGATGCCGTCTCTACTGAGGCGGTCGCGTGGTTCATCCGCAGGCAGGAGGAAGCGATGAAGCGCCCGTGCCGGCTGATCATCTTCGATACCGGATCGCGGAACCTTGATGCGGCGGTCGATGAGAACAAGGCGGCTGACGTGGCGAACGTCTACCGCTCCCTGACTATGCTGATCGAAAGTTTCGAGGGCTGCGCCGTCCTTGCCCTGGTCCACCCTGGCCACGCTGCCCCCGGGCGGGTCCGCGGGTCCTCCGCCTGGGAAGGTTCGGCCGATACTGTCTGCTCCCTTGAGGCCACGAAGACCCCGGCGCTGGCAACCCTCGGGGCGGAAGAGAAGGAGCGGCGGGAGAAGAAGGGGACCCCCCTCCCGACCGGGGTGATGCGGACTATCTCCTGGACCAAGATGCGCAACGATGCCCTCCCGCCTCTCCACACCGTGCGCTTCGCCCGCTATACCGGAAAGGACTGGCTGAACGCCTACGGCCCTGACGGGGAACTCCTGAACGAAGGGTCTTCGATCCTTCTTGATCAGGTCCACAACACCGAGAAACACCCTTTCAAGCCCGTCGCCGAGGCAGAGAAGAAGGGTGCGACGGAGAGGCCGGCGGAGGGGAAGAAGGCGGCGCCCGAGGAAGAAGGGGATGACACATCGGGGGCCAGCGAGGCTGGTGTTAAGGAGCGTGATGCGCAGGTCCTTTTCCTCTTCGCGCGACACGGCGCCGCCGCCACGCAGCGTGATCTCGCTGACAAGATGAAGCTGCCCTGGGCGTCCTTCCAGCGGTCCCGGGATCGGCTGGTTAAGATGGGACTTATCCGCCTCCGGGAGGGGAAGGTTTATGTCACGAAACTAGGCAAGGCGAAGGTCCTTAATTAGTTTCGGTAGCGGTAACGAACTCAGGCCCGTTATGGGGAAAAAGGGACCGGGCCCTGGGCTCGCGAAAACTTGGGGCTTTCTTTGGGAAACGAAGGCCCGGCCCGGTCCCAGAGAATCGGGTCTGAATTCTGGGTGTGCGCGGGCCCTAGTGACGGGGGTGGCGACTCGCTAGGGCCCGCGACGGGCCTGAGCCGGACCCGCGGCAGAGCGGTCGGAAACTTGACGCGGGCTAGGGTTTCCTTGAAGGCCCGCGGCGTGTGTTTTTATTGTAGTTCCGCTGTGTGCGCTCATCCCTAGGCCCGGTGCTACTAGCACCCTTCCCCTTCCTTACGGGAAGGGGGAGGGCTAGAGCGACGGCCTGGGGAGCGTGGCGGGTCTGAAGGTCTTGAAACTCGGTAGAGTTACAAAAACGTCGTGACGAAACCGGAGAAAGTTGTTTGTCATTCGTTTCGTCGCGGCGCGGTGACCGGATCGGGGCCGGGAAAGCCCCCGATGTGGGACATACCAGCGATGCGTGGCGATCCGAGGCGATGATGGGGTGGGTGGGGGAGGGGGTGGGGTAGGGGATGGGATTTTGGCCCGGGATATCTTCGGTGCCGGGGACCGGGCGGCGGAGGTCTTCCCCGGGGATGGGGCTTGTGACGCGGGGAGGCGGGGGCGAGGGGGCGGGGTTGGGACAAAGCGGAACGATCCGGATGGGATATGGAAGGCCAAAGACCTGGGGTGTCTAGGGCTAGTGTCAAAGACCCAAAGACATACACTAGGGGCGGGACACTAGAGGTAGTGTCATCCCACCGGGGGGACCCCCTGGACCTAGACACCGGGGGGGCGTGACAATGGGCCGGGGGGTGGGTCCCCCAAAC